AACATCGTGAAGATAAGACCTGCTCCGAGAAGGAATGCCAGCGTATGTGTTACCAAAGAAGTAACAACGCCAGTCCAAGACTTAATATTAAACATGTGAAACTCCAACCTTTGATTGCTTCTATACGGTTGACTTTGTCAACCTCTTGCGTCGCTTGCGACATCTCTTCTTCTTTCGTTTAGGTGGTACTACCCACCCAGTGTATTCTCGCGATAGATATTCGTAAGCGCTCCGGAGTAGTTCGCTGCCACGGCCCTTACGATGCTTTCCGACCAAGAATCGATTACAATAGAGACACAGCAGTCCTCGGACTTGGCCTCCGATTGAATGTTCATGATCCACGCACAACCGTGACTTAAATTCTGAAGAAGGTCTTTTACAAACAGCGCAACAACCGCTTTGTTCCCGGTATAGCTGATCATATTGTTCCTCCGTAATCCCGTACTTACGTAAGAGATGATACTCTCTTTTATTCACTAATCTTATTCATTGCTTCTGCAAATTCAGGGGATGCTTCCATCAGTGCCTGCTTCTGATCATTGGCCTGGATCAAGCGTAGCATAGAAGAGTTAGCTCTTTCTAGCTCTGCAATATATTTGTAGTTTGCGTCGAGTTCTGCTTGTAATTCGGTATATCTGTTTTCACCCATACTCATAATCATATCCTTAATCTATTGGTTTGTCAAGTTAGAAGTTCGGTCTTGGTTTTATAGGCCTGTCTATTGTTATAGGCCAAGGAATGAAGCCAAGGTCTTCCCAATTATCTGGGAGACGTTCTCTGTCCCACACAGGATAACTAGTTTCGCTGAAAGGTACAGTTGTATCTAAAAAACAGTCCAGTTTTCCATCGTCACGAATGCGACGATAAGGATAAAGGAACGTGTAGTCGAGACGGTCTTTGGAGTTCTGGGACATCGGGCAGCCTCGCTACATGAGTCAGGAAGTGTGGTCCGTCAGAATAAAGAAAGGTTCTGAGGTGTGGGAAGCAGCAATGCTTGAACGCTGAATAGCTAGCTTTCGCACCAAGCTTCCTATTTCCGCTTTTTCCGTCGGCGACCACTTCACACGTACAAGCGGGTTGGACTGGCAGAGCAACGATTGATTTAGCAGATCGAATTCTCTCAAGGATAAGCGAATGGCGGAGTTTGTGTTCATAGATCACCATCTTTCCTAATGTCTTATCTATGGCCCAGATATATCCTCTATCCTTGGTTCGGACAAGAGGATCGTCAATTGATCCCACCATATACCCGTCCAGTTGAGCCAGATAGCCAAAAGGATCATCATATGCAATGGATTTCTTTTCAAACTTCTCAAACATACGGCTAGAACAAGACTTAACGTCAACGATGCAGCCATCAAGTACGCAATCTCTATGACCTTTGATACCATCAACGACCAGTTCATCTTGCTCTCCCGTGACTTCATGACCAGCAGCTTTAGCCAATGCGATAGCTTGAGCTTCGATGGTATGTCCAAAAGAAAACTTGAAGATAGCTTCAGCCGGTAAAGGCTCAGCTAATTCAGGATGGTGAATACTATACCACAAATGTCTGGGACATATCTCTCCCATCTTCGATAAGCGCAGGGACGGAGGATCTCTGCGCTCACCGTAGCGGACGGTTATCGGGATTTCAAGTTCTTCGTGTGTTAACAGGAAGGTCTTGACGTCCGGTATTAAAGTCTGGATCGTTTTCAATTTTCTTCAATCTTGGAAATTCTGTGGAAAGGATCTTCTCAGCCGTAACTGGCTGAGGTTCTAGTGCGGTAGGCCTGCGAGTCCCCATTGGAAGAACCTCGACATGATTGGCCCAGTGATGGGCGAGAGCAGGATCATCAGAAGCATAACAGAAGGGACAGACAGTTCTTTCTTCTTATCTTTGTCATCCTTCTTGTCGTCCTTCTTCTCCTCTTTCATCAACTTCTTCAGAGCTTCGAGTCCTGCGATCTGACGCGTAATCGCATCAATATCAAATCCACCTGATGCAGATGGTGCTGGAGTTGGTGTCGGGATGTATATTACTCCAGAGGTTGGGGGTTGGCTCCATGGATACATGAAGATCTCCTCTTCTTTGAAAGGATTTAAGGAAAGTGCAGTCCGTACTCCCCCGCCACTTGTGCGGCTCAACGATCGGCTGGTACGGTTAGTGCCGTTTCTCATCTGCACTTTCAATCAATTAATAGTCTCGGCAGAGAACTTCCTGCAACCTCCCACGGTTTCCCAACTTGAATTACCCGGTTTTGTGTCCGGCACAAGTCTATACAAGGTGGGGCTCCTTTTCGAGCTGCGAGACTAACTGAATTAATAGGGTGGATTTTACACCACCCTAACTCACCTACGGTGAGGTCATCCGCCCAACGGAGATTAAGGCGGCTGAGAATAAGAGTGAAACTGGTTGTTCTTCATGAGCACCTCCGTACTGCTGGTTGAAGATAAGGGTGTCAGTCACCGACTTTGGTCTATAGCTGGTATGTACTTACCAGTTGAGCCGTCCAGGCGTTTACAGGAACCTTCGAAATTCCCAACCGTCGTCAGCGTCTTCGATAGTCCCTAACCGTCGTACATCTACGAACGCGTTAGACTGAAGACTTGGTATGCTTTGGTTGGATGTGAGCGCTGTCTCTACCGGCTGGTCTTTGCTAGGCACTGAAGCCTTGCCAGTTCCTCCAACACGGTTGCTCTAACTTCCTTCCCCTGATCGTGGAGCACTCAGGCTCAGAGATTTTACACTCTCCATTCACGGCATGCCGATCAGTCGATGCAAGCGCTACGGTTGACGGCCGTTGCTTACTAGCCTTATCCATAGAGGGTTGCTCAATTCTCCGGATGTACCCGCTCAAGTGTAAGCACCGTTCACCACGGCACCGGGGGTATGGACGTACTCATCCTACAGGTTTGCCTCCTTACGATGTACGGATGCTGTATTATCGCCTCCGACCTATACAGCTGGCAAACAGCCTCTCAACGCTTCAAGGCGTGTCTTGAGTTAGGGACTTATTCCAGGGCTCATGTATACGGTCCATCATCAAAGCCCTTGAGGCAGTTAGCCTCTGATGGGTTCTAGGCGCTGAGAGCGCCATCCCGGTTGAGATTTCTCTCTGAGCCGTTCTAGGATACTAGGCTCTTAGCACGATCTTATAATATCCTGCTGCTTCTCTCCGAAACTACCTTCAATCTACTACGTCCGTTACTTACCTAGCCATCTGCTACCCAAGCTCTAGAGGCATCGAACCTCAACTTGCTCGGCTTTCTGGGACGCTTGTTTCTTTCTCAATGCTTACCTACCTAGGTTTACAGCAGACTCGAACTGCAGTCAATGAGATGGCGACAACAAGAGGATTGTTTCTTTGCTTGACAAGCTTTGACGATCATCCACCGTCAGGATATATGGCATTTCATTCTGTCTAGCCAAGGACTCGCGCTCTGGTTTTCAGGTTCCTCCTAAGGAGGTCAGTGCCCACCGAGTCCACATCTCAGCGCACAACCTTACACACTCTCATATTTGAATATCCGGGCTATACCCGGTGCTCTTGCTCCAGCCTCAGCTTCCATCACCAGGGTATCTTACCTCTCCACCAATGTAGATATCCGGACTCTCACCGGCGCACCTGGATCAGCGGCAGTTTTTACGTTGTTGCCTAGCAACATGCATTGAGCTTACGCGTAGAGGAATAGAGCTTGCCTCTGTTTTAGCCTCCGTCGAGGAGACGGGCCTAGCAAGTTTGGACCTTGCTTATGCACATTGATCTTCCTGAAGGATCGTCAGCGCTACGATTACGCTTCAGCCCGGTCGCTGTCCACAGCTTCTACCTTATTAGGTTTGGCAAATGTGCAAATGAAAAGATCGGAGGCCATGTATGTGGTGTTTTCAGAGCCGGTACACCTTACGGGATCCTTAGCACGTCCTGAATACGTGTTGGAGGGAAGGTAATCAACCTTCCATGGTGGTTCGTCTGATTTTTATAATCCACCAACCTGCGTTATCCTACTCTAGATGGCGTTTCACGCCCGCAGTGCTTTAGGCTCGACTAAGCCTTATTCAGCCACTCCCTGTGAGTTCATGACACCCACAGTGTTCGAATTGAAGTCTCGCGTTGCAGCAGCGGCGAGACACGCTGGATACTCCACTACCGAACCTGTATCTAGGCTGTAGCTTCGAGTGTACACTCAGCTACATCTTATGTGGATCTGCTAAGGGCCTATGGTTGACTAATCCATACGTTATGCTTTAAGTCCAGCCCCTTTAGAATAGTGGTTCGATAGACTTCATATCTGCAGTCTTCTCACCACCGTCTTCATAACTATCTTGGTTGTAAGGTACTAAATTATCAATTCTCAAAGCTTCCCACCTGAGGTTCTTGCCTGGAAAATTCTTGCTACCCCAGAGGATACACTTCGCAGTCCCTGTACTACCGTTGCCAACCATGACTGTAACGGGAACTTCTTTCTCACCTTCGACAGTGAAGACACGAGGTGGTTCACGACCGACTTTCTTTCCTCGCATGTCGAAAGAACACTTTCGACTGAGGGTGATATACCAACCATCGTCGTCTTTCTTGATGGTGTTTTTAATTCCGGTAGCTTGCAGCTCTCTGGCTTTGTCAAGCTCTTCTCCTTCTAGATACAACACCATACTCCATTTGCCATCTAGCTCAAACTTGAAGTCTGGTTGTAGGTGTTTAACCCACTTACAAATTCCTTTTAAATAAACAGCCTCTTCAGGTCTGCTCTTAACATTAACTGGCACAGCCATTACTTCTTCAATTCCTTAATGAACTCGATCTCAACATCTATGTACTCAGGATACAGATCGAGTATCTGTTCGTGAGCGAACTCTTCTGCTTGCTCGGCATTGTCTGCTTCAAGCTCGACGTTACCCCACTCCTGGAGCTTACCTGTAAATCCTACGTCATATGAAACCATTTTCAAAATCCTTTAATTAAAAGTATTAAAACCAAACATGATTGCTCTAAGCACAAGGGCTCCGCCAGGGGGAATGATTACGGATAATGTAATTGCGAAACTTGTGGCAAGTATAAAGAAAGATGTCATTGCCAAGTCTTCCATAAAGCTTGTTATTCTGTAGTCCATCTTAAACTCCTAATGTGTTTGGTACCAATTTCTTCCGATGGTGTAATCACCATGCTTACTCTTAAAACTTCCTGCTAATGGACAATTCAATTTCAAGGATACTCCTGCGTTCTTAATCTCTTGAGCTACAATCTCTGCGCAACGCAGAGCTATCTTGAAGTCGTTCGGCGTCTCCATCTGGACTTCATCGTGAATGATGTTGACGAAGAAGCTATCTAAATCTTCTATCTGAAGAACACTTTCTACAGCAACAGTCTCCATGATCACAGCTTCTCCGTTTTGGAGATAGCCCGACATAGCGAGGTGTCGCCTTTCTCCAGAGGTATCTCCGGGAATCCTAACTCTACGGCCGTCAAGTCCAGTGAACCATCCGCGTTTCGCGTCAGCAGGTATGACCTCGGACTTGAGTCTTGCGAAGCCGGGATATCGAGAAAGTAATCTCTCGTAAGCCGCGTTGCCAGCCTCCTCCGAGCAATCGAGAATTTGACGTAACTTGCCTTGTCCTGCACCAAGGAGTAGGGCATAGATGTATCGTTTGGCTGCGTCTCTGGATTTACAGACGTTGCCAAGAATGGATTGGTTGAGGGTGTGGGGGTCACCATTTACCAACTCCTGTGTAAATGCTGGTTCGTTAATGTAATGTGCAAATATCCTAAGCTGAATACCTTCAGCATCGACTCCAACTAGTAAGCGATCTTTTGGTATGATCCAGCACTGACGAAGTTCTTTGCCAAGAAGCTTTATTCTCTTTTGTGTATCAAATTCATTGGCTATGTTAGCCATGTTAGGATTTTGATGCGACATCCTGTGGGTCCAAGTTCCTATGCTTTGGAACTTGCCATGAACTCTACCGTCTTCGCGAACTAGATTATTCCATTCAGTCAGTGTTCGTCTACGGGCTTCATACAGGATGCGCTTAGCTAGTGTGCGGGCAGGAGCGGGAGCGTTAGTTGGAAGTGTCGCGAGATTGTTTTCGTTTACTTTCCAACCAGTCTCTCTCAGCTTCTGAAGATCAGTATACAATGAATTAATCTCTAGCGCAAGCGCCGAAGATCTCTTCCGAGGTCTTGAAAGTTTGTTATACTGTCTTTCCTTGTCGACGTGACTCTGGGTTTTGTCTACAGGCTGCCAACCAGCTTCGCTAAGTACGCTAACAATCTGCCGATGGCTGCTAGGATTAAAGTCAACCCAATGACAATAACAGTAAGGAGCGCCGACAGTAAGGTCAGCAATATCTTCGCGCATACTTTTAGGAATGGAAGAAAGAGAGATAGTACCATACTTCGTCTCCTTCGGAGTAACCTCCCTGATCATCTTCAATCTAGGAGGGAATGCCTCTAAGATATCTTTGTCATAGTCTGCTAAAGAAGCCGTGACTTTAGCCAGCAAAGTGGACACTTTCGTGGTATCCAGCATAAAGCCACGGTCTTCAATGTCATTAACAATGATCTGAAACTTATGAACTAAAGATATGCTCTTCTTGTGCTCAGGTTTATTGATATACTTCTCGTACTTCCTGTATATCTTCTCGGTAATATCTACGTCACGGATACAGTAGTCTTCCATCTCTTGGGAGTACTTACTCCAATCAGAGAAGTCACCCTTCTGTAGTCCAAACTCTATCCCGTAGTCTTCGACGGAATGGTGCTCGCGAGGGTAATCGACGAGCTTTGAGACGAGTAATGTATCGATACAAGATAGCACAACAGACTGTAAATTGCGAAATGCCTCTGGGTCTGCAAGTCTTCTGATAACACCCAAGTCATAGCCGAGAAAATTGTGGCCAATAACCAAATCCACGCCAGTAAGGAATTGTGCGAACTTCTTAGCTTCATCCAAATCATCTGTAATCTTTCTAAATATATGATACTCACCTGTGTCGATGTCTTTGCAAACTACGACCCAGATCTTGGTAGGTTTCAGTCCATTAGCTTCTACGTCAAGAACTATTCTCATGGTTTAATGATGAGACATAACCGTTATAAAACTAAACCATATTGTAAAACTTTGTATCAGAAATCCGTAGAAAATACTCCTACCTAAGAAAGCTACTTGTCTATCCGTCATCTAAAACTCACTACGCAATAATGCATTTGAGGGACACAAACGAGATTAACATAGTTCACGTAAAGATACAACCCTAAAAAGATGGTAGTGATTGCCAACAGCGTATCTATTCTGTTCATGGCTTTCATCCTTAATGAATTAATGGCCCCGGTAATTCTCACCGTGTACGGGTTCCGGGGCCAAAGTCTTACTTGAGTGGGCAGAATGAAATGACATCCTGCAGCGTGTCGGTACAGCCACCGGCGATGTGAGTGCCCGTCCAGAACAGCAGGACACCGAAGACGACGATGCCTGCCACCGGCAGGTACAACTTCTTCCGCGGAATTGCCTTCTCGGTTTCGAGAGTCCTCAATCGCACAGTCTCGTTGGACATATCGTTCTCCATTTATGCAGCCACAGCGACTGCATCTTCCACATCGGGAAGCTCTGTACGGTAGTCTTCGTGACGCATGAAGTGACGAAGTACAGACCGTTGTTTCGTCAACGCGATGTCGAAGACACCGCCGTCGTTATTTGTCTTCATGTAGGCCAGACTGCTCTTCAGCATCTTCATGGCCAACCAGTCGTTCTGACTGTATTGATTGATCACCACCATCGAATTTAACAACCTCCAGTATACACTTTAATTTCCAGTTCTTTACGAACAATTGTGGATCGTGCCATTCAAAGACACCATCTCTGCCTTTAATATTCCTTGCTAGCAATACCGCTTCTAGAGAGGTTGGCGGCGTCGTGATGACGAAGTCGTCGAGTTCTGATCCAGGTCTTCCTGTTTCCTTTGCAAGGAAGCGAGTGCCGTTTGGTAGGTCGGTAAGCCAGTTGCTTCCGCCTTCAGGAGGCCTGCCTCCGCCAGTAGCTTGGCGTATCCTGCGCCGTTCCTCGAGGTCAATGATGTTATCCTCGGCTTCAAAGACTTGCTCATTCATGCCTCACCACCTGATTTAAAAGGGTGCTGTAGAGCCATTAGAAGCTCACTGGTGCGTTATTTACATACCCCTGGTAGGGTACTACCGGGGAAAGGGTCTATAGTTAAAATATACTTAATTATCGTCTTTATCGTACTCGTTTGTCAGGCCTAAGAAGAGGGGGAACATCTTCTTGACATCAGTCATTCTTTGTCTGACTAATCCGACTTCGTGAGCTACTTCTTTGGGAGTTTTGCCTTCGAGAAGTTTGGAAAGGGCTTCCGTTGCTTTCCCAAAGGCTACTGTTGGGGTCTTCATGGGTTTGTCCCATTGTTAATTCTTTGACGATATACCACACTTGCCCGTGGTATTCAACTCTTACGAGTACTTCCTTGAGGTTCTTGTTCATGAAGCCTCCAGTCAATAGGCTCAAGAGCTAGATCGTTGAGTCTATCGTTTATCGTGCTAAAGATCCTGCTACCGATGAACGGTGTTCTACTGGCCATAGACCCTCGTGGCGAAGGGTGGGACGTGACAACGATAGCATTGTTAGCAGGACTGATAAGGTTAAGACTACGACGTGCCACTTGTCCAAGTAACGCAAAGGTTATTCCTCTCTTGGCAAGGATGGTTACTATTTCCCGTGTGAGATATCCCCAAGAATCGTCTCGCCAGTCGTGAGATAGCGACTGACCTGCGCTGCAACTTGGGATGGCGTTCCACAGAAGTACGCCTCGTGAACTCCATTCTTCGAGGTTACCGTGATGTGGACTAGGGAGTCCGAGGTCAGAGGAATACTCGGATAGAAAGGTTTTAAGTGTAGGAGGCCATTCCTCGGTGGGGATATCGACAGGTACGGAAAATGCAAACCCTGTCGCATACCTGGGTGAGGGGTAGGGATCTTGCCCAATAATGCAGCAACGGACTTCTCCCGCCGGTATAGCTCGTAGAGCCGCAAAGAGTTTGTCCCTGCCAGGCGAGTAACCCGGATATCCAGCCCCAAGAGGACGATTAATCTTCTCAATGTCTTTGAGACGTTCATCGCATACCTGCCATTCGCCAGAGGAGAAGAAGGATAAGTCCCAGCCTTTGATTTTCATTTCACTTCCTCGTCTTTCGCGAGTTTGAATATCTGTGTCTTATCGATGACGAGGATATAGAAAGAACCATTATCGGAGATGTTATAGCTCGGATGATCTGATAAATTGAAATCAGTAAACTCACCATCTTCCCAAATGTCATTGGGATCATGGTAGACATACCCTGTGATATAAGTTTTCTCACGCCGCCAGCGTCGAAGCTCGGCTATCTGATGCGTTGTCATTTGCCGCCTCGCTGAGTGTGTATGTCTCGGGATCGAAGATCAGATCACAAATCGGACCAGTCTTCCAAGCAAACCTATTCTTGAACAAGGAGACGTTTGTCGTTCGAACCAACCTGTCATCCGAGGCCTTTAGGTCTCTCGAAAGATGGATCCAAGTATTCCCTACCTTCGATATGTTCCTGCTTCCTCGGGTGAGGAGTTCATCATTGACATGAGACACAAGAATTAACGCGAAGTCTAACTCCATCAACATCATTTGGAGGCGCGTCGAGAGGTAGTCGAGGGCTTGGGTTGCATCGCGCGATTTAAGGCCGCTAACAACCATAGAGATATGATCCAGAATAATATACCGACAAGAACGAGCAGCCACGAGAAATCGGATAGTGTCGAGAATAACATCCGGATCGTCTGAGCCAAAATGGCTATACAGATATAGTCTGTCGTCCTTCCCAACAACCTTTCGAAATGCCTCAAAGACTTGGTCATCTGTAGCAAGGCGATCAGGTAGATGTACAGGTTGCCTGAGTTCAAGTCCAGCGAGAGCTTCGAGATGCCTTTTCTCAGGTTCTTCAATGTAGATAGCACCGACGTTGCTTTCGGTCTTCTTGAGGAGAACATGTTCAATCGCATGGCAGACCTCTGTCTTACCTACACCTTCGAGAGCTGTAATCAGTACACTCTCTTTGGTTCGTATACCATAAGTGGCTGCTGTCAAAGCAGGCCAAGGGTACTCAATACCATAAACAGGCTTCGCTGAAAGTATCTGCCTGAAAGTTTCAAGATCACTCTTGATATTGTCAGGCTGATACCTCCTAGCGTTCGACCAGATATTCCTTAAGGCGTCTGACTCTCCGGCACGGACGTAATCGTTGGCGTCTTTTCGGTCGCCTCCGGGGAACTTGACGTGGTAAACCTTGTTGAAATCGAAGAGCTTAGCGACTTCAGCAGCCGCTTCTCTGCCTGGGCCATCGCCGTCAAAGCAGAGGTACACTCGTTCAAACGACGCAAGCCAGGATCGATCGTTTGTACAGTCCAGCTTAGCAGAACTGCTGCTTCGCACGCTAACAACAGGGCTGCGGAGTACTTGATAAAGGGATAGAGCATCCAACTCTCCTTCAGTTATCGTCACATACTTGTGACTGCCAGGGCCGAACTTGTTACGCCCAAATAAACCTGCTTTGGAGATATCGCCTATCGAATGAAATGCTTTCTCACGTAACGAACGAACTTTATACGAAAGATTAGGATACTTAAAACCAATGGATACAGGAGCACCTTCAGCATCAATCTTAGTCTTGACGTCAAAGAAGGCAAATGTTTCTTTGGATACCCCTCGCCACGGTAAATACTCATAAGTAAAGCTCTCTGTGTTGGCAATGATATTTAACTCCTTAGACTTAGAATAATGTTTGCATGAAAAACAATAACTGTGGCCATCAGCGTACACACACTTGGCATCTGATGAGCCACAACTTTCGCAAGGGATATGTTGTTCGATTATTTCTTGCCCGGTCGACGGACGTGGTAGAACTGCTGACACCATTCACGATCTGATTTGAAAAGACTACCAGCTTCATAGTCGAATGCAGTCAGATGCGGATCCCAGAAACTGGACCGCCCGATGTACATCCAAGGTTTGAAGATGTAGACAAGTTCATCACCGAGCTTAATCGGTGGGCGATAGCCTGATAATGTATTCTCAGGATCTTTGTAAGGATCCTTCAGCCACACCAGAGGCCGATGAGGTAGGAGAACCTCGACACGTTTACGGCGGAATTCTACCGTATTCTGCTTGTACGTGTCAAGCACTAAAAACTGCTGAGGCCTAATAATCCAGACCTCTCCCTTGATTCTAGCCGGCGGAGGGAAGTAGCGAACGAAACCGTTCTCTTCTTTCTGCGCCTTCATTGGGATTGGGGAAGCGGTAGGATCAGAGCGTTTCTCCCACAGACGAAACGTCATCCGTGTGAACGCGGGTCCAGCGTAATGGAGTTCATCACCGAGCAGGTTGTGCTTCAGGTGGTTCTTCTTGAGTTCGTCGCAGACGAACACAGGCATCCAAGCGTATTCTTCGATCTTGGAGATATCCGGAGTATACTTCGTTTTGGCCAACTCTGCAAGGAATTCCTCACGAGTAGGCACAGTATATCCGAAGGTAGGCACGATCTTCCGTATCGTATTCGTGAGCATGAATTCCTCCATTGAAGTGGAGACCAGGAGGGCGGCTCCTGATCTCCATCCACAATACCTAGTAACGGGACATAGACTAGGCGTTGTTCATGCCCAGCGCGAGACCTTCTTGGGCTCGACGACTGGCTCAACCGGCGAGGGAATCAAAGGTTCCTCGACCGGAGGTGTCGTAACGATCGGTGCTTCCGTGTTCGTCAGCTCCCCCAACGTCTTATCGCCGGAGAGTTCGAGATCACGGACGCGGTTGACGAGTTGGATCAGCGCCAGGGCAGCGAGTTCAGGATGCTGCTTGACAAAGATGAACTTGAATGCCGACGTCCACTTCTGGAGGTCGTTCAAGTTCTTCATACCGGAGCCAGCCATGAGTTCGGCGAACACTGGAAGTTTGCTTTCCATAGCAGCCGAAGCGACAGGATCCTTGATGATCGCAGATCCATCGCCGATGTACTTCTTGACGAACTCGTTGGCAGCCTTCTGCTTATCGCCGGAGACGATTGGCATACTGTTGGCGACGATCTCCTTGTCGTTCTTCTGCGCCTGTGCCGCCTTCATGGCGTCAGCGACAGCGGTATCGGTCTTGGGTACGCTGGCCTTTGGCGTCGTAGCTTCGAGCACGACATCAGGACGTTCAGCCCAGTTCTTCGGGAGATCGCCGGAGATGTTGCGGTACCAAGCCTTCAACGGCTTGCCGTGCAAGTTGGCAGGCGGCGTGAAGGTACGCTGCTTCGGAAGTTCAGCAGCCACCTTCTCGACCGGAGTTTCAGGAGCCTTCTCGGGAACCTTCGGGGGTGTGACCTCCTTGACTGGTTCGTCGTCGTCAGCCCACCGCGACTTCTTCACCGGCGGAACAACGGGAGCTTCCACCTTCTCGACCACAGCAGGCGTAGCTGCCTGAATGACCGGCTCGGTATACCCGTAGGCGAACGAGGCCTGACCCCAATCGCCGCTGACGCCGGCATCGTTCTTCTCCTGGGCGAATTGCTCGCCGATGTTAAGCATGAAAGACAGTGAACCGCGATGTCCGACTTGTTCGTTGAAGTCCTTGGCGAACTGCTCAGCGCGGAGGTATTCATAAATCTTCTGCGGATTGTTTCCGATGAGCTTGTACATGTCGACGACTTTGTCGCCAAGCCAAGTATCCATGAGCTTGTAAGCTTCGGAGAAACCGTCGGCCGAAGTATCAACGTACTTGGGAAAGTCGCCTTCGATGGCGACGACAGCGAGAGGATTCTTCTTGCTGTCTCGGAGCAGGACGAAAGGCTGAAGCTCGGCCTCGTCGTCGTACTCGGCAGGAAAGGAATGGAAGCAGTACATCCGAGAGAAGTTCTTGGTGTTGCTCTCGACCTGCTTCATGAACTTGATGGTGCCGGCGACGTCGTGCTCGATCTTGTGCTTCTCGATATCGATCGCTGCCTTCGTTCGAACGACGATGCTGATCGCTGTTCGATTCTCGGTGACGAGTTTGTGCAGGAGTGTCTCCGGAACTGTGAAGCCGGGCTTCACCTGGACGTTTGAACTCGAATAGGCTGGTTTGTGGTAAGACATCTTCTTCTCCGTTTTGAGATGGTTGACGTATTTAGACTCAGACAATTGTCTTACCGGGACATGACCGGTAACTCTCCGATGAAGTAGCAGATCATTAGTCCATCTGCCGCAGACGTCGCAGCGAGAACGTGGACGATTGTTGCCCATGCCTCACCATTTAGGCGAGAGGAACTTCGAAAGGGCTAGGCCCTTCTTCTCCTTGGGTTGGTACGTTTCGTCGACGGTGACTTCTGGTGGTCCGCCGGGAATATGTACAGGTAATAAACCGAAGCGTTGTTTGAACTTCAGACGTTCAGAGATTGAACGCTTGACGTTCTTCTGCGGCCTCAGCCCCATCATTCCCAGCTTCTCACTGAAGAAAATAAACCAAGCCCGTTCCTGAGCTTCAGTCATGTCGCCGGTGTGCACCATTTCCATAGCCGCATCGACGATACTGTCTTCGAACCGCATCAACTGGAACTTCTCACGATCCTTTCGTTTCATAAGCATTCCCCAGAACAGTCGGTGAAGTCGCCGTCGCTTCACACGCTGTTCCTTGTATAGGAGAGCTATGATCCCGATGACGGTGACTACTACGACGACGTCGAGTTCGACTTCATTCCTGAAGCTCCACTCGGCGAATGTGCCGTAGAGATTTCCAAGCATACTAGGCAGTTCATTCCATCGCATAGCCTCCTCCTTGGTGATAAACAAAAGGCCCCTTCGTCCTGCATCGTATGCTGCAAGGGAAGGGGCCAATCGGTAGGTTGGGGAAGTTACCTACCGTCTCGTCTCGGGAGGACGAGCTCTAGGCTGGTGATTGGAAGAACTTCCACCCAGCGAATGAAACCTGTATTGAAATGACTGAAATTAAATATCTGATTATCGCGTTCTCCATATTCTTTCGAGATACGGAGGAAGCTTGCTTCTTCGGCATACCATACTTCGACGAAGAAGAAACGAGTCTTCTTGCGATTGAAGATATACGTCAGCCTCGTCTGAAGCTTCGGTGTATCCTTCAGAGTTACGAAATCGCAGAAGTCATCCTGCGACAGTCGGTCGATTAGCTTCTCTTCATCTGCCCGTGTCAGTGCGAACTTACGTTCAACACTCGTAGACTTCACCCCCGGGAAGATGGCGTTAAGAAACGGATCGAACGCTGTAGTATTACCACGATCACGGTAATTGAATAACGCCTGTGCGTCATCAGGAATGTCAGATTTGCCCACACTTCTAGGTACATGTACCGCTCCCCCGTAATCCTTGAACCAAGCACGCCTGCCTTGACGCTTCTGCTTGCGTACCTTCAATACGTTAGGATGAAGTCTTCCCATATTCTTCTCCTTTCTGCATTTTCCCTCTTGACACGGTGTTTTTTACACTGTACGGTATTCCTTTCTTTTTTCTCCACTTGTTTTCTTTGTTCTTTCACTATACACAGTCTAGCATAGATAAGAACTAGCGCAACTACAGGAACTGTATTGGATGGTGTAGATCACCACACGTCGTCTCCAGAGACTGGATCGTCATCGTTGTCAAACAGGTGATTGCACCTGTCACGCCAGGCCAGACAGCACGCATAAACCACAAACCCTCCGGCCAATAGCAGGAGAATACTAACACCATCGAGGAACTGCGCACCCTCGATGGTACGCGGTACTACCTGCGCTTGTTGGGTTTGTCGCGTTCCTTGATGTGCTGTGCTAGCACTCCGAGAGAGAGAAGCACAGCAAGGAGCATGATTAGATACTCCGAAAGCGTCATCAGATTGTTCATTGTAGTCTCTCATGATAAGCCCCTAACGAACCTTCGTCGTATGCTTGACGACGTGATGGATTCTGAATTCTTTTCGTGTAACAAATGTCAACTTCGGATTGCAGTACTTACATGTACGTTTCCTGCCTTCCTCCCAATGCATGAGCTTGATAGTCTCACGTGCTTCGAGTGCCAGTCTGATGTCTTCTGCTGTTACGTCAGTCATGATAAAGACTCCTAAAGCGGGCTGATAACCCATTGGTTGAGACGATCATCCCAGTTACCTAGGAGATCATCGAAGTCGTATTCACCTCTGCCGTTGTCATAGTGATTGACAAAGACAGTCTTGTCTCGATAGTCGATACCATCGATGATACCGTTCTTCTTCTCGATAGTCCACAATGTCTGACCGACACGGATATCTTTCATGACCATCGAGATTTCTCCTTAACGATAGTCATAGGACGTTGTAGTGCGAGGAAGTCTTCGAGTTCCATGAAGACATCACATGCACGACGGAGTTCATCTGCAATCATCGAAGGCTGTGTCTTGATGGATGATACAACCGTAACCTTTGCACCTAGACGCTTCAACGACTGAACCAGATACGTGAAATCACCATCACCAGTGAATAGCCAGATATCTTTGCAGTGACTGGCAGCTTCACGGGCATCAACGGCCATCTCGATGTCCATGTTCCCCTTCACCTTGCGTCTCCCCGTCGCCGAATCAAAGAACTCCTTGGCATCCTTCTTGACGATAGTATACCCGTTGTACTCCATCCAGTCTAACATCGGCTTGATGGAGCTATACTGTCCGTCAGGAAGAATAGCAGTATAGTAATTGATACGGAGAAGATCTTTGCCGAAGATCTCCTTCACAGTCTTGAAGTCTATCTCAAGGCCAAGAGCCTTAGACGTGGAGTACAGGTTCGCCCCATCGACGAATACAGAAATCATCTGAACTCTCCATGATTGTGAAGTATGACTCAGCCTGCGAACGTTCGTATGGATCAGTGAGCAACCAGTACTCACCAGTCTGATACACACGACGCAGTAACAATTGATGAGCACGGCCACGCTTAGCCTTAGCTACGCGCTGGTTGTCATCGTTCAGCTGAATGCCTTTCAGCTTGGCGAGATACCAATGCAGACAATTAGGCCTGTTCAGTATCTCGGAGATGGAGTGCAAGCGTGCACGTTCACGATATCGCTTCGTCATCTGCTGCCTCCACTGCTACTGAAGTCATTTCAGGGAACAGCACTTGACATGCTGTGACGATCTCTCCGAAGTCACCTGTGCAGGTGCAGACGTATGTATACCCGTCATTGCCGGGGACGATAACCCAGACGTGATATCTCATAGGAATTTCCCTTTATAGCAAGTCAGCTCAGCTTTCAGCTCTTTAGGGCCATGGCAGATAGCCCATGCTAGCGCTGCAGCGTGTGCACCGGCGTAGGTATCGAAGCCTGTGGTATCTTCGGATACGTGTTTGTATCCATCAGCCCACAAGAAATGCCAGCCATGTTCATGGCACTGAAGAACAGTCAAAGAATATTCATGCATGTTATCCTCCGTTGATAGACGTATGCTCGGTCATGCCCACGCTTTCCCCTCAGCTAAGGGTCGTTCACGCGTCGATGACATAAGACTTATCAGTTTACAGTCCTGATCAGGAACTAGGTTATAGGAGGTCCTAGCAACCCCGTCCACTCAAAACGTGAACGTGACGCAACCGTATTTATCTTACGGTCGGTAAGTCTTCAAAGATAATGTACACGGAGGCCAGTATCCCTCCGATAAATGAAGGGTATAGATAGCTGATTGTAAATGATCCGCTCTAACCCACAAAGCAGGATGATCTCGCCAATCGATGGGTAATCCTCCTGAACAGAGGCGACGATACCATTGCTTCAGTGCACGCCCAACAAACTTCTCCGGTGGTCTGATTCGATAGTACATCGCAGCCTCCTATTCAGGAACGTACAAGACGTTGCAACGACGGGGGTGGATTTCCCAACGGGCATGTTCTTCTTCTTCGAAGTGCGGGTATACTTCGGCATAGAAGCCACACGCACAGCAGACGCCAAGGACGTTACCTTGGGTAGACTTCAGATGAATCTCCTCGAAGTCACGCAATTCACGAAGCGTGCTGCCTTCGGCAACACAAATGAACGTCTTCTTGAACTTGACACCGTCATGTTCGGTGAGCCGTTCGCCTTGCAATCTGATGTTCATTCTTCCCTCCATGTGATGTACAAATCGCACGTCGCAGTCGAGTCACGACCGACGACGGCACTGCTCCACTTGAACACAGTAAACAAACCAAGCTCTGAGGCTTTGGTTCGCCAGCTCCTGTGATGGGCATTGAACACCAATAGACAACCATCATCTGGAATGGTGTCCATCAGTGCACCTACACTTGGATGCCCGTTCTGCCTGTACTTGTGTAAACAAGAGACCATATTCATTCCCCTTCCATCTGCTGAAGATCTATCTCCAGTATCCTAAGTCTAGCATGCCTAGAACTTACCGCAACTGTAGGCACTGCCTTGCATGATGCAGCTCAAGAAATCACTGTGTAGATGATGGATGTTGCTGTCGGCTGGTGTGTGCTATGCCGTGCGCTAGTCCATTCATACGAATGGACGTCACGCGTCGCGGCTCTGCCGCGCGCTATCGTCGCGACCTATCATACGAGGCGTATGGTGCAGTGCAGCATGCATGTGCATGCATCTATGCTGCGGTGCAACACACGTGATGTGCACATGCGAATAGAACATAACGGCAACGCACCATGACGCAGACAAAGAAAAGCCCCGGACACCTTGCGATGGCCGGGGCTGTTGTCAGTGTTCCATCTTGTCGGCTATCTCTTCTAGTTCCCGTATCAGTGCCAGCAACTCCGACTTAGATATGCTAGGCAATGGCTTGATTGTCATGCCTACCATGTCCGGCCGTCTGCCTCTGTTAGGGGCAGGGTCAACATGCGAAGGATAGATGGTATAAGAAACAAACTGCATTACGTTCCCCTAATCGTGCGGTATTGCACGCCATGACGGGGCAACGTGCCCCGCCCTAGCTTACAATCCAGATTAGGCCGCAGTCTTGACGTTCAGCTTCGCAGCCTTGGCTTGCTTGATGGAGTTATATCGTTTGTCGATGGTTGACCATATCGCGTCGATAGCCAAGGCGAAGTCGCCGATGCTCTCGACTACATCGTCACCCTTTGCGCCCGGTGTTGCGCATGCCGCCATCAGTGCGGCATTCAACTTATTGCCTTGCTCCGTCTCGGTATCGATGGCAGTGCCCCCGATGTTGAAGAGATTGAGCAATCCCTCAACCGTGGTTGGTACCACGATATCGTTCTTCCCCTTGCCCTTCGTCTTGTCGGTCTTAGGTGCCCGCGCCTTGGTTGCGGCCACCGTCTTGATTGTCTGCACCGCCTTCGGTCCGACCAGCTTGCTCAAGTCCAAGCGCAGGAATTCAGAGACGGTAAAGATTTCATCCTCGAATTCCCCGGTCGGATCCTGCAACCGGATCGTATTCGCGTAGATGTTGCGCTTACCGTCTACCGACTTCCAAGGCATCTTGACCTTGATGGCCGCAGGATTGAGCGCGCTGATTTCATCAGCATGCAGGAACAAGCCGGCACCTCGAACGAGAGCAGCACGCATGTCCCGGATACGATCACCAAGCCTTTTCTTTTCCATCGCCCTTTCACCGGGCGACATATCGTTGATATCTTGGGGCGATCCTTCGCCTCCGCCGCATAGCTCAAGGCGTTCATAGATTGCCTTAGCTTCCGCCGTGTTCTTGACTACATCAGTGTACCATGAACCGGGTACTTGCTTGGTACCGTCGGTAGTCTTGACGGTTGTCGAGTACTTATCGTATGGGCTGTTACCAGCCGTTTCTTTCTTGCTGCCGGGAACCGGGATAGAGTGGACGCCTTCGTCGTCGACGAAATGAGTAACGAGAAACAACGCCACTTCAATCGGGCCACGTCGTTCGCCTTCCTTGCGGGTGGCAATCGACGCCAGCATGTCGGATAGTTCAGCACCTCCGACCGCAACAAACTTCAGTGCCTGCGCATGACCACGAATAGCAGAGATTGAGTTTACTTCAGTCATAGTAATTCTCCGTTGGAATAGCTTCGCACCATCCCGCGCATGATTGCCGGGTATTGGTTGCGCCTAGGGTGTCCCGTGCTATTGAACCTCCCGGCTATCCGGTCAGTCAACTCGCCGTGGGCCTAGTCGGTCGCGAACGACCTTGAGAGCAGCATAACATATTTTCGGCCTACCGCAATCACGGTTGCGTGATAATCGATCACGGATTAGTGATTAGTCAGGAGTGACACCTTGCGAACGACTTGCAACAGGGTGATTGTTCAACGATATCAATGGGTTAAGCAGTTTTTAGAAAACGCCTTAAGCTATTGATATCTATAAGATATACGTTATCCCATTGATATTGCTTATGTATTCCTAATGAATACCGTACAATACCTATATAGAATACCTTATGTACCTAATGTATTAGAATACATAACTAACTAATAGAATTCTATTAGGTACCTATAGGTGAGGCGTCGCGCTATCGAAGTCTTAGCCTCTGCACATGCCTCCCATTCGCATGTAGAAACGCTAATGCGAGTCATTCGCAACCCCTCCAAGGGGGTACGGGGGTACCCTTAAGCGCGCATGAAGTACATGAAATAAATATCTCGGAGAAAAATGTAGGCAGAAAGGGGAAAGCACGATCGCTTCACATAAGTTCACACTGCTTCTACCTACACGCAATAAATATCTCGACAGATTTTAGATATGTACAAAAAATTTTATTCTTCCTCTGTTTTATTAATCTTACTCTTGCAAGACTTGCATAACCATTTACCCTTGTATTGGACTATCTGTCGTAACAGTCCACACCATTCACAGAATCCTAACATCGTCTTCCTACTGTAATAAATAACACGATCATTACCACAGACAATACAAATCCAATTCCTATAAATATATCTTCAATCATCTATTTCCTTACCCGAGCCTCTAGGAAGCCCCAGGAGATCGATTTGTCTCAACAAGCTACCACCCTACCTGGGGGTGTATTTAAACGCACCAGTGAGCTTCTAATTGAATCCTAGGGCCTATCTACGGGCAATGGTTGGTCATTATATTCCAACAATCAATAAAACCTCGCTCATACTCACTTTTTGTATCCAAAGTACTCAGCTTTCCATCCGTAAGGTATCTATCTCTAAACCCTTCTGGTAAGAGTTCTTTCATATCTTTCCACTCTTTCAAAATTCTCAGTTGTTTCTCTAATTTCTTAGGCCCCATATTCCGATACATCATTTTACTTGACAACTCCTGTAACTTACTGTAATATTATGCACGTCTAACATATACCTATAAGATCTTATAGTCAATAGGTATTTATAATAACTGTATCAGTTCTGTTAGTCTGTAGTATATTTATTATGTCTTCTCTATGAACAACGTATCCTATAGGTATCTTATGGTAGGTCTTCCTAATCCTTTTGTATATATCTTAATCCTTCTATACAGGATCTTTAAGTATGCCCGCTCAGTATGAAGCAATCCGGGATGCCTTCATCAAGAAGGGCTATAGCGTGAAGCAGGCTAAGACTTCTGCTGCCAAGATCTATAACAGTAAACACAAGAAATCACCAGTAACGAGGAGTAGCTAATGGCTATGTCTATTGCCAAGAAGGCCGATATGGCCCGAGATAAGAAACTTGGAATCAAGGAAGGTTCTAAGAAGGATAAGAAACGCGATAAGAAAGTCAAAGGTTACTAGACTGTGAAACAGGAAAAGATAAACCTACCAGCTCCTATGAAGCAGGCTATTGAGAGGTTAACCCTTCCTCAATGTCTACTCTTGCAGGGGATTCTATTAGATCATAGTATGAAGCTTATAGGTCTATCTTTGAAAGAACCTGAATCAAATATCATCAAGCCTACCTCCAATGACGTTATTTGAACAATTGACACAACCTGGTACAGGTCCTATAGTCGGAGCTGTAATCACTTCATTGATTTCTATCCAAACACTCTTCCTCAAATGGCTATTGTCTAGTTTTTCTAATCTACGGGAAGATCTTAAACACGTAACAGGGACTACACAGATTTGGTTAAAAGAACATGAAACCAAAGATCAAGTCCGACATGAAGAAAATCTTCATCGATTCGAAACAATTTCAGTAGCATTAGCTAGAATAGGAAATATCCGACGTGGCAAATAAACAATTTCTAAATGCTTTACAAGCACCTGATGGAAGCGACTACATGACGCTTACAGATGGATCCAATACACTGGTTAATGTTTCTCCCTTTGGAGAAATCTCAGTCACCCCTACACCTACCAATCTCTTTCACGACACCTTCGATGTCTCTTTGGATACGACTAACCTCTGGAATACTCCTGTATTCTCAGGTACAGGCGCTACAGCAGCTGTAGTCAGTCCAGGTCAGATGACACTCCTTGGAGGTACAGTCGCTAGTACGTATTCTTATATTTCTTCTAAACCAACTTTCCCTGTAGCCGAACCAGGCTTTGTCGAAGTCGGTATGGCTGTGAAGATTACTCTTCCGATTGCAACCAATACGTACATGGCTTGGGGTTTGATGACTCCTCAGTCAGTACCTACTGCAGCCAATCCAATCTCTGAAGGCATTGTCTTCGAGATCCAACCTGGCGGTAAGATGTATGCTGCGACTTATGCAGGCAGTACACGTACACAGATTGCCGATCTATCGAGTACAGGTCTCAATAAACAACCTACAGATGGTGTTACGCATACATACTACATCTTCCAACGTGGAGATGAATTGGCCTGGGCTATAGACGGTGTTGCTTCGAATAACTTTGTCAACGTCCAGATGAATGGTGCTAACGGACCTAACGTCAACACACAAGCTGTGTCGTATATGGTAGTTACAGGATTGAGTGCTCCTTCGGCAGCTACCAACTTCTTCACCGCTGCTTGTTGGGTTTCATTGACAGCTCAATCTAACTACATCACAGACGGTGTCTATCCTTTCCGACGCGTAACAGTCAAACCTGCAGGATCTTCTCCAGGTATTACTGATCTTCCAGTAGTCGTAGCTCAAGCCCCGATCGTTAATGTCGGAGGTAATGCTACAGGTACTACAGGCGCAGTCGTAGGTACTCTCGCTGCAGTCGCAGCTAAGACTACCTTCATCAATGGGTTTGCTGTATCAGGAACAGGAACAACAGCTACTGTGATTACGGTAGCAGGTCTAGCAGGTGGTTCTCAAGTCTATCAATTGACTCTTCCCGGAACATTAAACATAAACTTCGTACCTGCCATAGGTGGAAGTGCTGTCAATACAGCAATCACAGTCACAGCAGCTGCTAATGCCTCGGCTACAGCAGTTGATGTCAACAGTTGGGGTTACCAGCAGTAATACATGGCACTTAAGCGCGGGCGACCACCCAAGACTGAAGTAGAACAGGTTAAAGATGACCGCCGCAAGCTCGCGTTAAGCGATCCTGTGGAGTTCATCCGTCTTGTACAGCCTAAGCGCTGGCTAGGAAACATCCACCGAGAGATTCTGCGGTGGTGGGATTCTTCAGAAGCGAGTAGACATCTCTTGCTTCTTCTCCCTAGAGATCACATGAAGTCTGCTATCGTAGCCCTCATGGTTGTTCTGGAGCTTACAAGAGACCCTACACAGCGTATTCTGTATATTTCTTCTACAAGTAACCTAGCTACTAAACAATTGAAGTTTATGAAAGACATCATGACTTCAGACGTCTATCGCCAATATTGGCCTGATATGGTCTTCAAAGAAGAGGCTAAACGTGAAAAGTGGACCGAACGAGAAATCTCAGTCGATCATCCATTACGTCGCGAAGCATATATTCGAGATCCTTCTATTTTTACCGCTGGTCTTACTACGAATATTGTTGGTATGCATGCTGACATATGCGTCATGGACGATGTCGTTGTCTACACTAACGCTAACACTGAACAAGGACGCGAAAAGACTCTACAACAGTATAACCACCTTTCTTCGGTAGAAAGTACTGGCGCTAGAGAATGGATTGTAGGTACCCGATATCATCCTAATGATTTATATTCTACATTGTTAAATATGGAGATATCTGATTATGATCCCTTGGGCAATCCAATCAATACTAGGCCTCTCTTCGATTATCGGGAATGGCCCGTCGAGAACGTCGGCGATGGCACAGGTGAGTTCATCTGGCCTCGAAGCAAAGCTCCTGATGGAAGATACTACGGCTTCGACCCCCAAGTCTTGGCGGTCAAGAGAGCGCAGTACTCTAGCAACATGGTCCAATTCAGGGCGCAATACTACAACGATCCGAACGACGTCGACTCCACGCCAATCAAACGAGACTACTTCCAATACTACAACCAAGACCACATCTCCCGAAGAGACTACACCTGGTATTACCAACGTGAGCCTCTTAACGTCGTTGCAGCGGTAGACTTCGCCTTCTCTGTAGGCAAGAAGTCAGACTACACAGCCATTGTCATCGTAGGCGTAGATGGCAAAGGTAATTACTACGTCCTAGATATAGATCGTTTCAGGTCAGATACACCCTCTGAATATTTCAAGCGTATTATCAAGCTTTATGAGAAGTGGGGCTTCAGAAAGATCAGAGCGGAGGTAAACGTTGCTCAAGTTGCTCTCATTAGAGACTTTCAGGAAAATTATATCAGGAAGTATGGCCTTTCTCTCTCTGTCGATGAATTCCGTCCAGTTCGTTGGCAAGGCGTTAAAGAAGAAAGAATCCTCGCCGTACTCGAGCCTAAGTATCAGAACAGACAAATCTGGCACTACACTGGAGGTAACTGTCAAATCCTCGAAGAAGAACTTGTCTTCACAAACCCTGCGCACGATGACGTCAAAGATGCTCTCGCTGCAGCCATAGATTTCGCAGTTGCACCATTGAACTTATACAGGATACAAAAAGAAAAGACTCATGCATTTCAATATAACTCTAGATTTGGTGGCGTAGCTTGACCGGGAAGACTCTTGAACTCGTTGGAGATGTTATCACACCAGATCGTCTAGCCTCTGAAATGGCTAGAATGTATCTTGACTGGAATAACTGGCGTATGCCTTGGAAGAAGCTGATGGAGGAAGTCAATCGTTACGTCTATGCGACAGATACGACTGGAACTTCTAACGCAACACTTCCTTGGAAAAACAAGACAACTATTCCGAAGCTTTGTCAGATAAGCAATAATCTTCTTTCTAATTACATTCTCACCCTGGCTCCTAAAGACAAATACGTCTTTTACGTCGGTGGTGATCAGTCTGATGACTCAGTCCAGACACGGAAGACTATATCTAACTTCGCCAAGTACATGATGAGGCATCCTTCGTTTAAGCAAGGTATGTATCGCAGTCTTGAGGACTATGTCCACAAAGGTAATGCTATTGCAATGCCTGCATGGTTAGACCAACGCGTCAATCAAAAGGACAAGACCCAAGTCGGTTATGTAGGTCCTATATGGAAACGCGTGTCTCCTCTAGATATCGTTGTCAATCCTACAGCTGATGAATGGACGTCTTCACCTAAGTTCTATCGCACCATCATGAGTATGGGCGAACTCAAGGACTATCTCGAAGCTAATTCTAATGATGAAAATAGAGAGGCGTTCCAAAATCTTTATGACTACCTCAAAGAAATCAGAATGCGCGCCCGAGGTCTCTACGGAGATTGGGTCGAGCGCGACGCCATCTACCAAATGGACGGATTTGGGAGCTTTCAGCAATATCTTCTTTCGAACACAGTTGAAGTCGTTACATTCTACGGAGACTGGTACAACGCCGAACACGACATCTTTGAAAAGAATAGAATAATCACTTTCGTTGATCGTCATAAGATTATGAACAATCAACCCAATCCTTCTTTCTTCGGTTATCCTCCTATATTCCAAGCCGCATGGCTTAGACGTGTCGACAATTTGTGGGGTATGGGACCTCTTGAGAATCTAATAGGCATGCAATATCGTCTCGATCATCTCGAGAACCTTAAAGCAGATCTTATGGATTTGTCTACCTTCCCAGTCCAGAAGATCAAGGGCTTCGTCGAAGACTTTAATTGGGAACCTGGAGCAAAGATATTCACTTCTGAAGACGGTGACGTCGAACTCCTTCAACCTCAGATTACTATTCAAGCACTTGTAGAAGACATACAGATGCTGATGAATCTGATGGAGGAGATGGCAGGCGCTCCAAAGGAAGCTATGGGATTTAGGTCTCCTGGCGAGAAGACTAAATACGAAGTTCAGAGGTTGGAAAGTGCAGCTTCCCGGATTTTCCAACAGAAGATAAACCAATTCGAAGAGTTCATCCTAGAGCCTATGCTTAACGCTATGCTTGAGATGGCTCGAAGGAACATGACTTCAACAATCACCATTCCCGTCTTTGATGATGAATTTGGGACACAACAGTTTCAGCAACTGTCTGTCGCTGACATCACCGGCACGGGTAAAATCGTTGTTCGCGGTGCCAGACACTTTGCTGAACAAGCAGAGATGGTACAGAACCTCGGTGGATTGTTTAACAGTCCTGGATGGCAGTTTGTATCTCCTCACTTCTCAAGTGTCAAGATGGCCAACATGTACTCAGAAGTCTTCGGCTTAGAAGATTACGATATCGTCTCGCCTTACGTCAACATCTCTGAACAAGCAGATGCTCAACGTCAGGCACAGGCGCTACAAGAACAACTACATCAAGAAATGGGTACAGCTACAGGTCTTGGAGATGATCACGACATGTCTATGCAACAGCAACACGGAGCTCCAGCGATGGGACTTCAGCGTAATCCGCCTATGTCAGCCACACCAGCAGGAACATTAGGTACTCAATGATTGGTTTTATAACAATTAAGATCTTATGCGAACTTTGGGTTAAGTATGCAACCAAAGTGGACTAGTCATCTTCGAGACAAAGAAGAAAAAGATCGTTTCGCTAAGTATTTACTCTCATCTAGAGGCGTCATTGATCGTCTTCTAGTTATTACCAAAGATATGGAACTGGAATTAGATGGAAAAGAACTGTCTCCAGAAGCATACGACAGCCCTTCATGGGCCTCTAAACAGGCAGACAATAACGGCTACCGCCGTTGTCTTCGCCGAATACAAACGTTACTTACCCTAGACCCAAAGGAAACCAATGGCTGACAGCCTATTTCAAGATGACGACGACAACAATTTAGACTTTCTTAAGGAACTCACCAAACCAGGTGGTAAGTTCGACCGTAGTAAATATCAATCTGATGATGAAATGCATCAAGCTATTGCTAAGGGAAAATACCACGCAGATAAAGCCCTTGCTTTGCAACTTCAGAACAATGACCAACTTCGAGAAGACTTTCTAAAATCGAAAGAAGCACAGCTGAATATGACTGATTCTGCCACAACAGAGGCTAAACTACAGGAACTCTTGACCAGAATAGAGAGCCGTAGACCAGATCCAGCGAACACCGATGCTGGCGACAATAAACAGCCCCAAATCGACCTAAAAAAGATTGAAGATATGGTTTCTCAAAGAACTCTCGCTACTCTCAAAGAGTATGAAGATTCTAAGAAAGCTACCGACAATCTCGCTGTGGTCGAGTCCCGTCTCCGGGAAAGGTTTGGCGAAAGTGCTAAATCTATCCTCAGGGATAAAATGAATTCACTAGGATTAACTGCTGAAGACATACAGCTTCTTGCTAAGAAATCTCCCGAAGTAGCTATCAACGCTCTCGGGTTAAATCAACCGCAACAGCCGTATTCAAATCCTCCGATGTCGAACACCAGAAGTGACAGCTTCAAACCAAGTGTGGATATTCGTGACGCAGTCTACTACGAGAAACTTCGTAGAGATAATCCTAAAGAATATTTCAGCGAAAGAACATCAGTCCAACGATTGAAAGATATGGACCACCCAGATTTTCTGAAGAGGTACAATTCTCAAGATCAGAGGGCTTTCTATTAACACTAATCATTACTAGGAGACCTCATGGCTTCGTTTATGGACGCCACGAATCAGAATATGATTAGGACGCAAGTATTTTCTTCGGATATTACTTCGCTCCTTCTCGCTGATTTAAATGCCATGTCGTTTGTCCGCACTCTCAATGATTTCCCCGACGGTTTCAACTTCAATCTCCCGATTGTTGGTGAATCTGAGGTAGCAACCTTCAATGAAGGCCAGGCCCTTAAATATCAGCAGATGGATACAGGTACGTTTACCTTTAACTTCACTGATTATGTCTATTCGGCGAACTCAATGACTGAGAAGTTTAAGCGAGATTCTTGGCTTTCGCCACAGATTCTTGCACTCTTCCCCGTCCGTCAACACCGTGCAATCATGGAATACTATGAAACACGTGTGTTTGCTGTCGGCAATGCTGGTCAAACTGCAAGCTCATTAAATACAATTAACGGTGCTTCCCATCGCTGGGTAGCTTCCGGTACAACCCCCGCCATCTCGTTTACGGACTTCTCTAAAGCTCGTTATGCTCTCACAAAAGCTAATGTTCCTATGCGAAATCTTGTCGCGATTGTGGATCCCTCAACCGCCTTCACTCTTGAAACGCAAGCTAACGTCACTAACCTGATGTCGCCTGTGGGTTCTTGGACAGACATCACTCATAGTGGTTTGACGTCTGGCTTCAAGTATCGCTTCAATGTCTACGGATTTGACGTCTACGAGTCAAACTTCCTGCCGACAGTGGCCAACGAAACGATTAACTCGATTTCGTCTGGTACTACAGGCGTTGCAAACTTCTTCTTCGATGCTACCCCCGGCGATACGTTGCCTTGGGTTGGTGCGTGGCGGCAGATGCCTACTGTTCAAAGCAAGTTCGATATGGACCTGCAACAGTGGGATTATGTCACCATTTGCGAATTCGGTCTCGGTTTCTTCCGTGAACAGAATTTCTGCACAGTGTTGACTTCGAAGTCTGCGGTTCCGGCGTAAGGAGGTATAAATGGCTATTATCACCAATACTAACTCCTTCAAAACTAACTCAGGCCTTTACCTTAAATTTAACACAGCCAAAACAGCTACTTCCCCTTGGGGCGATTATGTTGCGTTTGGTTCCAATCGTGTTATCGAAGGTGTGGTTGATCTTACCCAGGTTACGTCTGGTAATACACTCATCGTCTCCGATGTCTTGTTTTACCCCGTCCTTGCTACAGGTCAGCTCTTCGTCGAAAAGGTAGAAGCTGTTTGTGAAACTGCCCTTACAGGTGGTACTACATTCAGTTTCGGTCTCGTTGATAGCGATCGTGCTACAGTTCCAACGAACTATGGTACAGCGTTCATCAATGCCGAAGTAACAGCTACGTTCGCTGCTGCCGGTAATGCTGTCACTTATATCACAGGCACTGCAAAGGCCGGTGGTTTGATTGGCACTGCACCTGCGGTTCAAACACCTGTTGCCCCTGACTTGGTCAACTCTTACTATCTCACTGTCACAGCGGCTGGTACTTACACTGCAGGCAAAATGCGCCTTCGTGTTTACTACCATGCTCTGGATGTTGCGATCACCCAGTAAATGATTTAGGAGCCCTTCGGGGCTCCATAATCAGAAAGGATAACAAATGAGTGTTACTCTAGATCTTACTGGAAATGATATCAAAGTTGGAGCAGGGGTTTTTGTTCCTGCTTACGAGTACGTTGTCGATATTCAAAATCAAGTAGCTGCTGCAACTTATGCAGTCAGCCATCCGATTTTCGTCAACGATACCCTCAGCGGTACATATCAAGTCGCGGCTGTTTCGGTAACTTTCGGCACTACGAGTACAAGTGGTACACTTCAAGTTGAAGTCGCTACAGGTACCCAAGCTGTTGCTTCCGGAACAAATCAACTAACAGGCACAATGTCTTTGTCAGGAACAGCTAATACTACCGTCAATGGTACTATTATCGCTTCTCCTACAACGCTTACTGCAGGTAGTAGAATTAACTTAATCTTTGCTGGTACTGTTACAGGTCTGCTTAACGCTTGCGTTAATGTCGTCCTCAAAAGAATCAGCTAATTAGATAGGGGCTTCGGCCCCTTTCTTAAGGAAACAAATGACAAAAGTTACGTTAACCGATCTCGTTAATCTGCAGAATGAAACGACTGCGGTTAATGCTTTGAAAAATAATAATGCAGTGTTAACAACTGCTATTGAAAATACTTTATCTCGAGATGGTACTTCTCCTAACACGATGAGTGCTTCTCTTGATATGAATAGTAATCAAATCATAAATCTGCCCAATCCTGCTACGGCTAATTCGCCAGTGCGTTTACAGGATTTATCTACTGTTACCGGTGGAGGTACAGTCAGCAGTCTTCCTGTAGGAGGTACTACAGGTCAAGTACTCGCTAAGACAAGCAATACTAATTATGCAGTAGCATGGACTTCAGAGTCTGCAGAACTCAATGCCGGAAATAATATAGTTCTTACGGGAACTACTCCGACTACTATCGCTACTTCACTTACGCCTGCTTTCACTAATGTGAATAAAGTAGTCCTTACTACACCTGCAACAGGCTCAACATTAACCATTCTAGATGGAAAGACGTTGACGGCTAATAATAGTCTTACGTTATCTGGTACAGATGGCAAAGCTCTTGCGGTCAATAATAATCTGACTCTAAACGGTACTGATGGAACAACACTAACCTTTCAAGGTACGGATACGTACGTAGGCAGAACTACTACGGATACTCTTACTAATAAGACGTTAACAACTCCTGTAATATCTAGTATAGTCAATACAGGGACTTTGACGCTTCCTACGAGTACAGATACTCTTATAGGCCGAGCTACTACAGATACATTAACCAATAAGACGTTAACTTCCCCGACGATTAATACTCCAACAGTTTCTTCTGGAAGTTTTTCTTCACCTTCCATCATCACTCCAGTTATAACCACATCTCTAGCTTTCACACCTACTACAGGTGGAATCATAGGCACAACTACAAACGATAGTACTACTACAGGCAATGTCGGTGAACATATATCCGCAACACTTGCAGCAGGTTCTGCCATATCGTTGTCAACGAATGTCGCAGCGAATGTCACTAGTATATCTTTAACAGCTGGTGATTGGGATATTTCAGGAACTGTTTATTTTACATCAGCTGCTACAACTAATCTTGTTTTTACAGCTGCAGGTTCATCTGCTACATCAGCTACATTTGACGGCACTATTGGTAAATATTGTCAAAGTCTTTGGGGTTATGTCCCAGGATCAGGTGTCGCTTGTGAACATGTTCCTTTATTTAGAACAAGTCTAAGTACAACGACTACTATATTCATAGTAGTTCTGTGTCAATTTACAGTCAGTACGTTGACTGCTCATGGTTATTTACGTGCAAGAAGGATTCGTTGATGTCAAAGATTACGTTAAATAACGTGTCTAGTTTTATAGATAATACTACAGCAGTAAGCACTGTTAACGGTAATAATGCGATTATACAAAATGCTTTAGATAATACACTGTCTCTAAACGGCTTGCAGCCTAATCAAATGCTAGCAAACCTAGACATGAATAGTAATCACATTATCAATCTTCCTGCTCCGGCAAGTTTACTTGAACCTGTTCGATTATCAGATGTTAATCTTTTGAACGGTGGCGGTACTATAACTATCCAAGGTGTTCCCGTCGGGGGCACAACTGGTCAAGTGTTGACCAAAACAAGCAACGTCGATTATCAGACTAATTGGAATTCTTTACCAACGTTGTTCTCTAACGCCAGTACATTAGAACACTGCGCCTTAGGAGCTTCAGTATCTTCTAATGCTCTGACCATCTCTCTTAAAATTCAAGATGGTACAACAGATCCTTCTACAAGTAATCCCGCTACTATTTCTTTCAGAGACTCGACAATAACTTCAGGTGCTTTTTCGCCGATAGTTTTGACATCTCCTACTTCTCTCGTAATTTCTTCAGGCTCAACTCTAGGTACTGCAAATGCCACTGCCTTTCGTATTTGGGTAGTTGCTTTTAATGATGCAGGAACTGTTCGTCTAGGGGCCATTAATTGTAGATCCTCTACACAAATCTTCTCTTTGAATGAAGATATTTTGTATTCAAGTTCTTCTGAAGGTGGAATAGGAGCTGCGGACTCTTCAGGTATCTTTTATACACCTACAGGTATTTCTACAAAAGCTATACGTATCCTAGGTTATCTTGAATGGGCTAATGGTTTAACTACAGCTGGGACTTGGAATGCTCTTCCAACTAAAATTCAAACTTACAGTATAGGTGTTCGTCGACCTGGTGAGATTGTTCAGTCTTTTACCAACACCTTTGCGGCGGGATCTGGTGGTTCTACTGCAAGTACAACTCTTGTTGATACCAATCTTACCGGAGGTATGACTCTTACAAGTGCAGCCAATTCAGTATCCTGGTCTTTCTCTATGAGTACAACGATTAACATAACAGGCTCTGCTATCTATGGAAATTTTGCCAGAGGAGGTGTTAATGTTTCACCACAATTTATAGGAGCTTATGGAACTGCCCCTGCTAATTCTTCAAATGTTTCTATGGTTCATTTCGAAGGCGGAGACTTTCCAGGGAGTTTAGGACCACATACTTATACAGTACGTGTCAAGAATGCTGGAACAGCTGCAACAGTTTTCTGGTGCGATACTAATGGTGGAGGTTCATTGTCTCTTGCTGAGATTATGTGCTGATGTTAAATCCAGCAACAGCTCCTCCTAATTTATATGCTTTTTCTAATCTTGCATCAGGTGGATATAATGTTTTAACAGGACTGACTCAAGTATCTCCTGCTCTAGTAGCAGGACAACGTACGGCTATCTTCATCTGTGAAGGACAATCTGTAGCAGGTGATCATTGTCAAGGTCTTTACAATGTCCAATCTTTGAATGTACACCAAGTAGGTGTAATGGCTGATAACAATCTCTATCGTCTTGTAGAACCTATGCTTGGTCCTACTTTCACCATCAATGGCTATGTCGGTTGGAATAGTGGTTATGGTTCGATGTGGGGTCAGGTTGGCGATCTTCTTATCAGTGCCGGTTCTTATGATCGTGTAATATTCTGCAATGTAAGTGTTGGAGGTACTACTGTCTTCGATCAATCTCCTGCAGGAGGTTTTGGACATCGTTTACCGTTAGCCTTTAATACTCTGAATAAATTAGGATATTATCCTTCTCAAGTCACTGCCATTCTTACACATATAGGTGAAAGTGATGGTATAAACGGAACGAGTTCAGCTACTTATCAATTATACAGAAATCAAAGTATGTCTGTAGCTAGAAACTTCGGTTTCACTGGTCCATGGTTTATGGCAAACAGTACTTGGGCTTATGATGTTTCCAGTTCTACTATCCAAGGAGCCATCGCTGCTTTGGTAGCTAATGGTACTGGTTTTAAAGCTGGAGCTAATAGTGATAACTTCGTAGGCGCTACTTACCGTTATGCAGAGATAGCAGGCCCAGGAAGTATGAGAGTTCATCCAAATGCCACTGGACGTGATGTAATCGCAAATGATTGGTTAACTAAAATTAAAACAGGTTTAGGTGTATGAAGAATAACTATAATGATTGTCTAACACGTCTTCTTAAAGATGAAGGAGGTTATACAAATGATCCTTCAGATAGTGGAGGTGCAACGAACTTTGGAATCACTATTAAAGATTATCGATTATATATTAATAAAAACGGAACTCCGCTTGATGTCAAAAATATGACGGTAGATCAAGCTAAGACTATTTACAAATCTAAGTACTGGGATGCATTAAATTGTGACACACTTAAATCTGGGGTTGATTATACTTGCTTTGACTATGGTGTTAATAGTGGTTTGGGACGTCCACGTAAAGCGCTAGCTAAGTTCAATTCTCTTTCAGGGCCAGATCTTATCAAGGCTATCAATGATGAACGTAGAGCTTTTTTGAAACAGTTAGAAATCGATCGTCCGAAAGACAAGAAGTATGATGCCGGTTGGATGGCTCGTGTTTCTAGAGTGAACGATTACAGTCTTCAATTAGCTAAAAAGAACAATACTTCAGGACCTATTATCGGAACTGTTGTTGCTACAGGTACTGTCGCAGCTTCTACACATCCGACATTCTGGAGCCATATTACTTCTCATCCATATCTCTCAGTAATGGCAGTAAGTGCCCTCGCAATTGGCGTAGGAATGCTGGTCCACTACTTCGTCAACAAAGGAAAATAAATGTTAAATACAATTAAAACTTGGGCTCAGAATGTCTGGTATAAGTCTTGGACACAAGTTGTCGCTTGGGCTACAGTAGCTTTCTCAGCTGTTCAAGGATCTCTTGCAGGTCTTTATGGTTGGGTGACTGATCCTACTCTTCAAGGCTTTATGGATAAGATGCAGGTTCCACATTCAGTGACCGTCTCTCTTGGTATCCTCGGTATAATCACCTGGGTTGCTCATGGACGTGAGACAGCCTAATGCTTGGATGGATACCTCTGCTTGGACCTATTCTTCAGGGATTGTTCAACACAGTCTCAGGTATCTATAGCAAGTTTAAAGATACTCAACTAGGTATGCGTGTCCAAGATACTGAAGAAGCTAAGGTATCTGCGCAGATTATCCACGATACTAACGACGACATCATCTTACGTTTTCTTCGAGATGCTCTTTGTCTTCCTGTGGTAGCTTGGATGGGTATTATTGGTTGGGATACTATTGTAGTCCATCATAATCCTGAGTGGGTATACATTGTTGAAAAATATCCGGACTCAGTAGCTTATATGCCTTATGCTGTGATTACATTCTTGCTTGGTAATATCGGTATCAATGCTTGGAAACGTAGATGAAACTAACACTCTTAGATTATACACAAAACATTCTCTCTGCCTTATCTTCTGATGAAGTCAATAGTATCTCGGACTCATCTGAAAGTCTTCAGGTAGCTGAGATTGTACGTACTACGTTCTTTAATATTATTGCAAGAGCAGGTTTACCTGAACAGAAGAAGTTGTTTCAACTTGAAAGTTCAGGGAGTGTTATTCAACCCAACCTGATGTTAGTTCCAGAAGGTATTAGATCTATTGAATGGTTGAAGTACTTCGATGCTTCATCTCAAACATTGATGTATAAGTATGTGACTATTCTTCCTATTCAACAGTTCGTAGATTATGTCAATGGGTATAACACTGCTGATGCGAATGTAGATGTCCTCAACTTCACTACAGATTCCAAGACATTTCTATTCAATTACAGAGATGATAAAACACCACAATTCTGCACAATCATTAGTGATTTCTATGTAATCTTTGATTCTTTTGATCAAACATTAGACTCGACTTTACAAGCTAGTAAGACGGAGTGTTTTGGTTCAGCCGCACCTATATGGTTGATGGAAGATTCTTTCATTCCAAACATAGATGAAGAACAAGTTCCTCTTCTTCTTAATGAAGCTAAGTCATTAGCTTACTTCGAATTGAAGCAAACTCCACACGTGAAAGCAGAACAAGAAGCTAAACGTCAATGGAGTTCTTTGCAGAGAGATAAATCTATCGATAATAAACCGAGTTACTTCGATCAACTTCCTAACTACGGACGTGTTTCCGCTTACCGTAATCGAGGTCCTTTCTTTAGATGGCGCTAAGAAATACAGATCGTATCTTAGTTCTTGAAAGATATGATCCTAAGAATAAGAATGTTGGTTTAATAGATCCACAAGTCTTTGAAGGTAAGAATAATCTCCATCTGGTCATGGACCCTGCTACACTTATATGGACGTTTAGATATGAACATGGTGTAGTTCCTCCAACGCTAAAAGCTAGATTTACAAGTTTCAAACTAGCTAAAGAACATGCAGAGATATATCTCAAATCTAAGAATATTAAGATAGTAGAAGTTAAAGATTGATGGCAACTCAAGTCGTATCTAATGTAGAAAACAATTTTACTAAAGGTTTGATTACTGAATTCACTGGGTTTAATTTTCCAGAGAATGCAGCAACTGATACTGACAACAGTACGTATACTTTAGTTGGAGATGTCCTTCGTCGAGAGGGTATAGACTACGAAGAGAATTTTACGTTGATTTCACTCGACAGAACAAACGCAGCTGTTTCTTCATTTAAATGGGATAATGCAGGCGGAGATGGACTGACTCAAATTGTTGTTCAACAAGTCGGGACTTTTTTATACTTCTACCTTGCATCTGCCGCTACTGTAACAGCCCCATTATCTGGGCAGGTTCTTGTGTCTAAGGTTAATATCGCAAGCTTTCTAGCTTTAGGAGGCACTCTAGATATATCTAAGGAATGCCAGTATGCTTCAGGTAATGGTTATCTTATAGTCTACCATCAAAACTGTGATCCTTTCTTTTGTACATATTCAGCAAATGTCGTCACAGCTGTTGCAGTTTCTCTTCAAACAAGAGATTTTGCAGGTATTGTAGAAACAACAGCAGTTGATGTACGTCCTGCTGGATTATCTAATGAACATCTTTACAATCTTATCAACCAAGGTTGGAAAAAAGGATCCCAGTGGTTCTCTACTTCAATCACTTCGATAACAGCAGGTAATGGTTTACATACTTTTGCAATTTCTACAGGACTTCCAGTTTCGGTTGGAGATCAAGTCAATATAGCTGATGCGCACTCTGCAACTATTGGTGGAGTTTTTTATCCAGCCGATACAATTGTTATGAGCGGTGTTGTTACTGGTTATACTACAGGAACAGGTGCTTTAATTGTTAATGTCACCTCTACGTATGGTCCTTTCATAGGATTTACTGATAATGGTTGGCACATTGCCCCATTCAATACAGGCTACATAAATACATGGCTATCGGCCACAGGTGTGTATCCTAGTAACGCCGACGTGTGGTGGTACTATAAGAACGCATCTAATGTCTTCGATCCGGCTACAACTCTTTCTAATACGACTTGGAATGCAGGTGCTGCTCCTAAAGGTCATTTCATCTTAAATGCTTTTAATCAGGATCGAGGTTTGATTTCAAGTGTGGCTTCGATTACTCCTGTAGTCACGTCATCAAGACCCAAAACTGGTTGTTGGTTTCAAGGTAGAGTTTGGTATACAGGTGTAGATGCACAGCAACAAGCTACCGGTGATGTATCTTACTATACTTGGACAGAGAACATTTACTTCTCTAAAGTCGTCGAGTCTACAGAAGACTTTGGAAAGTGTTATCAAACAAACGATCCTACTTCAGAAACGTTGTTCAGTCTTCTTCCGACAGATGGCGGTGTAATTAAGATCCAAGGAAGTGGCAGCATCTATAAGCTCTTTCCTATTCAAAATGCTCTTCTTGTCTTTGCTACAAACGGTGTATGGTATATCACAGGCAGTCAAGGAATTGGTTTCACAGCTAACGATTATACGATTGTTAAGCTCTCTGCTGTGAGAAGTATCTCAAGTACTTCTTTTGTAGATATCAACGGACTTCCTATGTTCTGGAATGAAGAAGGTATCTATTCAGTAGAACCTGCTAAGCAAGGTGGAGGTCTTCAAGGAAATCCCTTGCACGTCAATCCTCTGGAAGTTAATCCACTTACAGTTGGAACCATCTTAAGCTTCTATAATAACATTCCTCTCCAGAGTAAGAAGTATGCCAAGGGAGCATACAATCCAATTGATTATACAGTCCAGTGGATTTACAAATCAACTAATGAGTTCAGTGTTACCGATAGATATGCTTATGATCGTATCTTAAATTTCAATGTTTCCAATAAAGCATTCTTTCCTTATTCATTAGATCCATCTACTCCTAATCCTAATATCAATGGAATAATCTACATAAACAGTGTAGGAGGAGCAGGTGTACCTGATTCTATTATTAAGTACATTGTATCTAAGCCGAATGGTTTGGGCAGTTATTTGTTCACATTTGCAGCTGAATCGGATCCTGATCTATTAGATTGGAAATCCACAGGAACGCCTGTAGATTATGAGAGTTTCTTCGTCACAGGTTATAAACTTCACGGTCAAGGACAGCATCGTTTTCAGATACCTTACATATACGTCTATTCCAGATCAGATGATAATTCTGCATACAATATCCAAGGATTGTGGGATTATGCTACAACAGGAGATTCTGGAAGATGGTCTGTAAAACAATTAATAAATAGTTGGACTCCTAACTTCGGAGTCATTGCTAGACGACATAAGATTAGAGGTAGAGGTTTGGTTTTACAATTAAAGTTTTCATCTAAGTCGGGACATCCTTTCGATATCATAGGATGGTCTGCTTATGAAAATGTGAATACAGGTGTTTGATGGATCCAGTTAGTCTCGGTATCTCTGCTATTGGTTTAGGGATTAAGCTCTTCGGAGGCGCTTCCCAAGCGGACCATACATCTCAGTATGCTCAACAGAATAATCAATACGAACAACAGAAGTTTGGTTTAGAAAAGCAAGTCAATGAACAACGTCGACAAGCTATGGAACTGTCTGCACGAAGACAAAATCTTGAAACATTCAGACGCACACAACAGGCACAATCGATGGGACTAGCTGCAGCGACTAACCAAGGCGCTCAATTCGGTTCTGGATACGCAGGAGGTCAAGGATCTACTGTCTCTCAAGGATTGTTTAATGCCTCAGGTGTCAATCAAAACTTAGAAGTAGGTAGAAATATCTTTGGATTGAATAACCAGGTAACTGGTATCAATGCTCAAGAGTCTACTCTTAAAGCTAATTTCCAAGGACAGCAAGCGCAAGATCAAGCTTGGCAAAGTCTCGGAGGATCATTACTTCAATCTTCAGGAACTATCGCGAACATAGGCGGAGCTGCTTACAGTGGCTTCGGTCAAATGTCAAACCTCTTCAGTGGAGGTTCACTCTCAGGTGGATTTGGTAGAACTTAATGGAACCTATTGAAGACACTGGCGTTTCTCTAGCTGCTCCTGAACAACCTCAGGATACTGGAGTTTCACTAGCCGCTCCTGTACAAGCTCCTATTTCCCTTCCCGATGATGTAGCTCAAGTACGTGCTATCAAGACACAGCAAGGTATTGGTCAGCATTTAGACAAGACTACGGAAGAGATTAAATCAGAGATCCAAGCAGGTCGTGAAGACAATATGCGTAAGATCGCTGCGAGTAATCTCAATGTTCAGAAGTCACAAGCTAAGCTGCAAGAACTCACAAGGTTGTCTACTGTCAAAGGCGGACCTCTTGATGAGAATGAAGTCGCGCGTGTTCTCGATCCTTTCAATCCTAATAACAAACAAGTCGATCCAGATAGCGTAACTGAAACTCAGTATGCTAAACAATTCGTTCAGTCTATCCCAGAAGCTGCTGCTTTATCCAAGAGTATGCTTGAGAAGGCTCCAGACGATATTCCGGATCAGTACGCCAGCACTCTTGATAAGAGTTCTGAACTCACAGCTAGGATGGAATTCTACCGTAAGCTTCGTGAGAATGCTGAAGAGACTGTATCCAAGCAGAGTTGGCCAGGCTACTTAGCTGATACTGTGAAGAGTATGTTTCAACCATACGTCGAATACAAGATGCGTGGTAATACTCCTGATGTAGGTACATTTAGCGGAGGTCTGTTACTCGGCACTAATATGCAAGAGCAAGCAGATCATGTCTATGGTCTTCCTATGGAAGAATCCTTCAGACAAGCTAAAGCTATTGTAGATTCTATAGCTAAAGACGATCCTCAGTTAGCTGTGAAGTTTGCTGAATATCTTGAAGGTGTTCCTAGTTCTGATCGTATATTAGATAATGCTTTCTCTGTTCTCTCTCCATTTGATTATGCAGCTGTTGGTAAGACTGGCCTTAATCTAGCCAAGAATATACATCTAGCTAATACTGCGCGTATGGCTGCTCGACAGTTAGTCGAGAAAGCTGCTGCAGTTGAAGGAAGTACTGCTGCCAAAGCAGAAGTCCTCGGAGATATGAATACTGCCGCATCTGAGAAGATGCAGCGTATCGTCCTCGGTGATCTAGATGGTAAACGTAATCCTATTGAATTATCCAAAGAACCTCTTCTTACCTTTATGAACCAAGATAAAGATAAGATATCTACGGATGTAGGTAATCTCTCTGGTGAACAAACACGTCGTATACAAGATGCATACGAAGCTTCAGGTAAATCTTTCATTCAGAAGCTGACTGATGCTGTACGCATCAATCGTATTCCTATGCCTTTGGCAGTCAAGAATGGATTGAATATTTTAAAAGATGCTGCTGCAGATTACTATCCTGGTATACGTAATGCTATCCTAGACATCTCTAATCCTCTCTATGAACCTAAGAGCAATACGTATTGGCATGAAGTAACCTTCGGTAACTTCGATGGTACGTTGTTTTCTAATCCTAAGACTGCGGAGAACTTCGCTTTACTACATGGTATGGATGATGTCCGTGTCATTGAAGGCAATGGACCAATTACTAACGCAAGAGTTCAGAAGCTTTTAGATCAGCGGACCTCGCTGCAGAAGAACATGAACGCTGCAGAAGACGGCATCGAGGCCAACCGGCTTCGTATGAACGACAACAAGCTTGCGGAAGCAGACCGTGCTAAAGCTAAGGAACAATATGAAGGTCTTTCGGACTTCAAAAAGAAATTTCAAAAGAATATCGACGAAGTTGATCTTCGTCTTAAGAGTGATGAAACTTACAATCGTGTTGCAAGTCTACAAGCGGAAATCGACAAAACCAAGGTCGAGACGAAAGCAACCAGAGACCGCTTAAAAGCCAGTAAAGATATTTCAGAGAATGATCGTGCTGCAGTCAATGCCATGATGAAGTCTGATGCTCTTCGTGTCAGCCAGATGGCTCAAGAGATGCAAGCACTGAAAGCTAATAAAGCAGCGGTTATCTCTCGTGGAGCTACTACTGTTGAACAACATGGAGTAGGCTTTAAGATTGTAACTAGACGTCCTCTCGTAGAGACTGACCGGGCAGTCCGAGATCTTATGATCAGAGATGCCAATGGTAATCTCATACCTGAAGCTGTCTCAACTAATTCACAACGTGGCTTAGGAGCTATGTTTAATGCCGCTCTGTGGAGACTACGTTCTTCAGAAGATACATTGTCTTTAAATGAAAGCATTCAACGAAGCATAGGCACGTATACACAATCTCTTTTTAAAGAATGGGCCTACCAAGAAGCTAATTATATTCGTCAGATAGCCTCAGGTACAATACGTCAAGATCCTGTCACGGGTCAGACAATACCGTATTGGAAAGCTAAACCGGTATCGATTTATAACAAGGTAACTGGAGCTACACACAAATCTTTCAATGAATTCTCACGTACTCTTGAGTACGCAAGAGATGCCAAGGATCGTGTAACAGGACAACCTGGATATTTCTTTTCTACTCCAGGTGAGTTGACTAATCATTACTTGACTAACTTCGATAGACTTCCTTCCTTCGCCGAACATCAAGCTTACTTCGCTTTCACCAGAATGGTAGAAGGCGATAGAATGCTGCGTGAGATAGCGGAGTTCCGTAATCGTGCACGCCTAGGTGTTGAACAGTTCAGTCTGTCTACACGAGATGCTAAAGGCCAACCTATATCCTCCGAGTTCTTCGATGGTCGTAGACTGAAGAAGTTTCCTGGTGGTGACGATGTCATGATGATCATGGGTAATCGTCAAGGTCAGGAAAGACTTGTCAACCTCGGTGGCGCTAGTATTCCAGTCTCTCGTATCGATGAACTACGCAAAGCTGTTGAAGAAGGACGTATGTCAGTCATTGAGCTATATGCTCCTGAGTATAAACCTCTTCGTGGTTTCTCTGATGTAGCTGGTAATGATCATGTACGTTATGTTTTGACGGATAGAGCTGTATCTAAACCTATTGAATTCAATCACGTCAATAGACGGGGTGGTGGTCACTTCGAACACGACTACGATAACTTCCTTAAACAAGCAGATATGTATCATCAGTATGAGAACATGGCTGGAGTCAAAGGAAGATACAAGTCTGTTTACACAGGTGACAAAACGTTTATGCCCTTGCTCAATCGAGCTATGGGCAGTGATATTGCAGATAAACTCCATGAAGTCCAAGCGCTAGTTAAGCTTGGTAAGATCGATGAAGCTAAAGACTTCATCAGACGTACCATGCCTATTGAACCGCATACTCTTCTGGATATGTTTAAACCTGGCAGAGATGCAGGAGGTAAACAATTACCTCCGCAGTTCTCTCTAGAAGAACCTTTCGTAGTCGTACCTAAAGGCAGATCAGTTATCGATATGGATGCTCAGCGCATGCATACGAAGTATGGTTCTGCATTTAAAGACAGCGGTAAGTCAGGTTCATTAAACAAACAATTCCAAGTCGCTTATAATACAGAACGTGAGAGTTCTGGTATAACTCACTGGGAAGATGTAGGTAGCCAAGGTAATCCTGTCTATAAGTATGCTCCATCAGGTAAGATGGTTGATCCTATTACGACTATGAATAAGTCTTTGAATAGGATAGTTAACTCTGCTTTCATGGATGATTATAAGATATACGCAGTCGAACACTGGCTTCGGGAAGCTGAACCTTTCCTTGAACCTGTTCGTCTTAAACTTGCTAGGAGTGCTCCTAATTGGGTGTTCACGTCAAGTATAGATAAGTCTGCGTTCACAGCAGCTACGCCTCCAGAGGTAGTTAGAAATCTGTTAAGCAATAGGTTTAAAGTCAACCAATTCATTGGTGTTCCTAATACGATGGACACTGCTATTCATACAGCCAAACAATGGCTTGTAGATACAAGTTATAATAAATACGGACCTGAAGCTAATAGGACCTTGCTTCAGAAAGCTATAACGATCGCTCCTAATTGGATGCTTTCTCACTTGAAGGATCCGGTAACCTTTCTTAGGAGTATGACATTTCATGAAAAACTCGGACTGTTCAATCCCGCCCAGCTTCTCGTCCAAGCACAGACCTATGCAACGATACTCTCTGTTTCTCCTCTCCATGGGATTTCTGGTACTTATGCTGCTCTCTTACACGGCTGGAGCCGTCTCAACCATAATCCAGAAGTGCTTGCAGCCTTAGATGGATACGCTTCTAAACTATCAGTCTTTGGACAAAGTCGCTGGAGACCTGGGGAGTTTAAAGAAGCCATGGAAACTCTCGAACGAACAGGGTTTGAGAACGTTGCAGGCGAGTACAGCAATCTCAACACCGCTCTTAAGACAGATTTCGTCGGCAATGATTTCAAGTCTATCTTGAACGCAGGTACAGTCTTCTTCAAGAAAGGCGAGGCTTCAACACGCATAGGAGCTTGGTATACAGCCTTCCGTGAATTCAGAGAAGCTAATCCTACAGGTGCTCTAGGTCAAGCCGATATAGGTAAGATACTGAAGCGTGCTGATCTTCTGACATCTAATATGTCTAGAGCCAGCAATAGCTTTGTCAATCAAGGTGTCTTCAGTCTTACAAGTCAGTTCCTGACCTACCAACTACGTCTGGCAGAACTCTTCCTAGGCAAACGTCTAGGAGATACTCCTTTCGAACGAGCTATGGCACGTACACGCTTGATTACTTTCTATTCACTTTTATACGGTGCACCTTCAGCGATAGGCCTTACAGGTCTACCTATGCAGAATGCTATCAAGAGTGAGGCGATGCAACGCGGGTATACGATGGGAGACAACTGGCTGAGCACAGCTATCGATCAAGGTCTGCCTGCTATGGCAGCTGCCTTCATCACAGGTAAAGGCGATTGGACTAAAGGTAATAACTATAACATCGGTGCTCGCTTCGGCTCACCGGGCTTTACACAATTCACAGATGCAATGAAGTCAGACCACGCTTGGTATCAACTTCTAGCTGGTGCTTCAGGTTCTACTCTGCTTAATACATTGACTTCAACTAATAACTTCTTCCATTCAATGGCAGATGTATTCAGAGATAATAAAGAAAAGAAGTTTCCGCTTAAACTGGATGACTTCGTTGATCTCTTCAAAGAAGTGTCTTCAGTCAATCAGGCTTGGAAGCTATATGCTGCTGTCAATACTGGCAAGTGGATGTCCAAGAACGAAGGATACGAAGGAGACGTCACTAAAGCTAATGCAGCTTTCATGGCTGTCTTTGGATTGAATCCAGCCCAGCAAGACAATCAGTACATCAAAGCTGGTATTATGAAATCTGATAAAGAATATCAGCAGTACATCATGCGTGAGAGTATTAAAGAATTCCGTAGATACTATCAAGATCAAAGAGATAAGAACTGGGACTCGGCTAAAGATCATTTTAAACGCGGTGATGGTTTGCTCGAAATCGGAGGTTTTCCTGTTGAACGCAAAGGAAGTGTTCTTTCAATGGCAGCTAAAGGCTTTGAGTCTATAATCGATCAAGGTGATTATAAGTTCGCTACAGATAATGTACCGAGATCCAGATCAGACATCATGGGTATTCCAATGCCATTCACAACACAAAGTAATATCCCGGCTACACGTCAGGAACAGTTCAAAACTCAATTGAACATTAATAAGAACAAAGGACAATAGTTTTGGCATCATTCGATCCATCTCCGGGACAACCTAACGATCCTAATTATCTCAACTATTCAAGATCTGTAGAAGGTCCTAAGCTTGAAGGCAATACTTCTGGTGCTCAGCTTACTAAGATGGCTGGAGATACGATTACAGACGTCGCTGGTGCTGTTGATACTTCTATTAAACGAGGTATTCAGAACACTGTCGAAGATAGAGTTGATAAAGAAAGAGATCAGTTTACAGCAGGACTGCAAAAGGTTAAGAGCCAATTAGATAATGGACAGATAGCTCCTCCAATACGCGGAGGTGTGGCTACACCAGGTCAGACAGGCAGCCTAGTACTCGATGCTTCGCAAGATGCTCCTGAAGTCCCTGCAGGCCTGGAAGCAGGATTGAGTCGTATTCAACAACTATCTCTCGCTAAAGCTTCAGGCAGTGCTAAGATCAATGACACGCAGTACGCAGGTAATGTCCTCTCTATTGCCAAACAACTACGCTCTCAATACGGCAGCGGTTATCGCGAGTACATCGATGATACTATCTCCAAAGCTAGTGGTCTCCCTGTAGCTAATAGTTACTACCAGAATCTGATGCTTGATATCAATCGTCAGATGATGCAGCTTGGTAAATCCAAAGATGACGTAGGCCAACAGATGATCTGGGGCATGCATGAAGGTGTGCCTAATATGGCGACGTTCATGAACCAGAGAGCTACACAGGATCCTAAGTACCCAGGCGATGCTGCGATGCTCAAGAAGATCAATGATTTTACAACACTAAAGGCTAACCTAGGTATCCAAGCTCAGCAGAGAGCTGAGAGTAAAGATGATCGTGGTACACAAATAGATGCAGAGAATAAGAATCTTACAAAGAATTTGAATGATCTTGTAGCACATCACATCGAAGATAATCTCCATCTATCAGGTATGAAAGACTTCAGAAGTGTCTTGAACACTTTCTCAGATGCTCAAGCTAATCCTGGTAAGTATTCTAGTACTGAAATGCAGGCATTGATTCCGCAGTTGACTGCTTATAGAAATTACATCTACCAACAAGCACATCAACAGAATCTTGGTTCAGCTCCTATTGTAGGTGGTAAAGCTTATGAAGACGCTATTAATACAGCATTAGCGCCGATAGATACATATATCAAACTAGCTTCAGATAAAGAGACTGGTCCTGCTTTCTATGCTCTCCGTCAAGCTGCGGCTATTAAAGAAGATGATACGCGTGATTGGTTAATCTCTAAAGATAAGGGAGCAGCTTCACGACAACTAATGACGGCACGAGGGATCTTAGGGGAACAAGGATTTCAATTCTATCTTCCTAATATGGTAGCACAAGGTGCTGATAAACCATTTGCAGGATTATTCGAACAAGAAGCTCTAGCAGCTGTAGCTCCTGTCTATGATGAAAAAGGACAGATTCATTCACGTTCGATGGTAGATGCTGTTCAGCACGCCAAGACCAAGAAAGATATTCCTCCTGAATACTATGGCAAGATGACTGGTTGGCTTGAGCAGATGGCTAATCCGGATATGCCAGCTATTGCCAAAGATAACATGGTGAAGTGGGCTTTTGCTAAGCCAGGTCTAACAGATGAACTGAACATGGAATATCGTGACCCTAATACGCATCAGATAGTTCCGGGTAAGTATCGTGGTTTCAATCTTATGACTTCAGATAGTATTGTTAAATCGGTAGCTGAAACAGCCAAAGCACATCCTGAGAATTACAAGATGATGCAGAATTGGACAGAGACTGAGTTCGGTAAACTCTATCGTACTGATATTCAAAATCTAAATAAGACATTCCAAAATCCTGAGTTGAAGTTCCATATGTCTTACGACGATACGACTAAGCAGTTTGGTCTCGTCGATAGTAAGAATGTACCTATAACAAGAGACTCTAGGTTCAACGTCATCAATCCTAATCCTGCCTTCCATACACCTGAGTATAAGAGTTACGTCAATGATACGCTAGATGTTCTAGATCGAATGAATGAAGGCACACAACATCTTCGTAAGGTCTATGAACACAATCCTCAAGGTGCGCCTAATACAGATAAATACATTCTGCAGACACTTCAGACAGCAGGATTACGTCCAGGTGAAACTATGGTTGGTGCTTCCGCTGAGATGGCTAAGGCATTGATTAAAACTGTCAAACCTGAAGCTACTCCTGAAGAAATCAACAAGTTGTTGCTGGCACATTAATGGCAATCGGTACCTCACTAGGAGCTTACTACGACACTGATTTACACCACCAAGCTGGTGTAGAGAATAACGTCATTGACCCTGATACTACACCTGATTTAGGTACTAGAGATCAGAATGTTCAGACTCCTAAGAATACTACTAAAACACAGTCCTCCACTGCTTCTACGATGCCTGTAGGAGGCTCTACGGAGCCCGCTGGTGCGTTTAAATCAGAAACAGGTACTACCCTACCTGCCGACCCCTCTATAGCTAAATCTGACTACGATTATGACTCTTGGCAGAAGGCTAATCCTGGAGTTGAAATGCTTCCTGGCCAGCACTATCCAGACACTTATAAACTACCTAATCACATGACTTTCAGCGATGAAAGTATGTACCATGGTGGCGATAATAGAGGTGGACATTGGGGTACTGATGAACAAGGTAAAGATACATTTACTCCTGGGCCTACCAACCTAGAACATCATTCGATGGGAGAACTCAGAGATTACTTCAAAAGAGTAGAACCTGATGCTAAACTTCTTCCTCCAGATATCTCAGATGTCCCTCATCATGATTGGGTAGAGAGTTTATTCTCTCATGCCAAGGAAGCATTCAAGCTTCCAGGCGAAGTCTTCGGAGGTAAAGTAGATCCTACTTCAGTTCAAGGTATTGAGAAAGCTGCTGATCTAGCTGGATTGATGGTAACTGGACCTGCGCCTGTAGCTGCTAAGATGGCTGACGGTACGCTAGGTTCTTTCATGGGAGTGCGATCTAAAACATTTGATAGAGCTGCTCTGAATGAAGCTCAAGAGATGAAAGCTAAAGCTTTACATTCAGATGATATCTGGGTTAAAACACACACTTTCGAAGGAGCTGAAGGTAGATGGCGTCAGGAGATTCCGGATGACAAAGCTACGCTAAGAGACTCTGCATTTGATAAGACTATAACTCCAGGCAAGCCTGATACTTCTGGAGGTGGATGGACTGGCACAGGAGGTACTGAAGACTTAGAAACAGTAAGTCTTAAACGTCGTTCAATACCTTCCTTAAGTGATATGCTCTTGGGTAAATATGATTCGATGGTGAAACCTTTGGATCTAGAACGTACATTAGATCATCCTGAACTCTTTAAAGCATATCCAGAGTTACGTGGTATAAAAGTAGAACCATTTCCTTACAAGACCTCTAATTATGGAATGTATTCCCCAGGTAATAGAACGATGTATCTAGCAGATAATCTTCATCCTGAGATGGCTAAATCAGTTCTTCTTCATGAGACACAGCATGCTATTCAAGATATAGAAGGATTTGCTAGAGGCGGAAGTAAACAAGAGTTTATGTCTCCTGAGTTTGTAAAACAAGATAAGATGTTGAATCAAGAAATAGATAAGCATCTTGATAAGATTGGATTATCTTCTGAAGCTAAAGAATCAATCTTAGATAGAATTAATACAACTCCTGAAGAGTTAAAGAATGAACTATCTAAAGTCATCCAGAAGACAGATAATCCCAGTTATATAAAGTTAAATAAGATCCTAGATGCTAAGATAGCTGTCAATAAAGTACATGAACAAGCTTTTGAACAATACCAAAGACTGATGGGAGAAGTAGAATCCAGGAATGTCCAAGCTAGGATGAATATGGAAAACTTTAGGAGACAATATACTCCTCCACAGATGACTGAAGATAGACCTAGGTTCTCTCAGATTAATGCAGATAATGTCAGATCAGGATATTCAGCTTCTGAAAGATCTATAATTCCTTTTAGACAACGTACAGCTAATGATAATATGAAAGACTTTCCTGTATATGGTGGAATAAGTGATGTAGAACAGCTAGCAAGAAAGTTCGCTGAATCTGATAATGGCAAAGGTTCTTGGGATCGTATCGGAGGTGGAGGACAAGAACATTATTGGAGAGATGCTGAAAGAGCTTTAAAGAAACCTAGGCCAAAAGATTGGGATAAATAATCCTATCACGATCGGCCAGGCATACTCATTGAGTCGCTAACCGTATAGTCCAGACAAGAAAAAACCCCAGAGAGCCCGAAAGCTCTGCTGGGGTTTAGTTTTGTCTCAGCCCTGGACTGGTAGAAATAGCTGAGCTGTAGTTATTGAGGTGCGCTTATCTCACCCGAGCGCTTGAGTCAGTTCGGCTTGCCGGTGGGAGTCCAAGCTTCGAGAGCCTGGAGAGCAGCCAGACCAGCAGCAGCATCGCCGGTCATGATCGTGTCGCGAGTAGCCTGCGCAGCAGACTCCCAAGATGCGATGGCAGCATCGAAGCCCTTCCGATCAGCCTTGGGAAGATCGGTGAACTTGAAGAAGCCGAGAACGAACTCATCGTCCCAAGCATCGTAGCCACTCTCGTCTTCGTCATACTCTTCCTGACGAGCGTTGATCTTGTCAATCCGCTTCTGATCGAGGGTGAACTTGCCCTTCGTGATGGCGTCGATCAGGTCCTGAGGCTTCCGAGGAAAGCCAGGAGCATCGAGATTGAACAGCTCACGCAAGGTCACGCAAAGCTTCGGAGGAACGCTGTCGTAACGAGACTTCAACCCATCGAGACGGGACAGAAGATACTCACGCTGAGTCTGCGTATCCGACTTCGGGGCAGTCGCGGCGACAGTCATCGACACGTTGGCAGTGGTAGGCGAGTTATTGTAGGCCATGGGATTATTCCCTTTTGTTTTTGCAGCACCGGATTGATCTTGAAGATAGTTGTACCAGTACTGGCACCTTTCCTGAAGCTTAGGATCAGGATTAGAAGGTACTAAGTCATCCATGATGATGAAATCATTTCTAGGAACACTTGCAGCTTCTAAAGCTCGTTTAGCTTTGTTAAAGTCTTTGGTTGTTAACTTCATTTCAGACCATTCTTGTTTTGTCATTGGCAGCATCTTCATAGTCTACTCCAATAGAAAAAGGAGAGGATCTCTCCCCTCCCTTATCTGGCCGTTCGAACACGGCGGCTAGTTACATCGGCAACGGGTTGGCCGTACCTTCGGTCGGCTCTTCGTCATCGGTGGTTACGGCGAAAGCTTCACCTTCGGGCTTCTCAGCCAGAAGCTTCATCAGCTCGTCGATGGACTGGGGCTCGCCCTTCTCAATTCCAGTATTCGTCATGGTATCCATGATCTTCTCCTTTTGGGATCGTAAAGATCCTAAGTTAATGTCTCTTTGGTTGACGTATTCTGTTGGCATGTCTTGAAACGACTTTGACAGCAACATGATCTAAAGAACCAGTTCGGTGAAACCCGACATGGTCCAATTCTTTCATATCTCCTTTGTGGACCTTCCCTGCACGTAAAGCTTTAGCTCGGGCGTTGTTACGCGCTTCGCGTCGCTGGACTTGTGCAGGAGAGTTCTCCCACTTGGTCTCTTTGGCATAGTTTCTAGCCAGAGGACTTACCTCCCTTCTTTCTGGATTGCATATGTCAGTGGGATCATTCCGTCAACGACATCACCAAAGATAACTCTAGTGATCTGTTGATTAGGTGCAATGAACGGGGTTAGCAGGTCAGCTAACAATCCTTCAGAGATTGTCGTCTCGTGCCACGGATTTGCTTCTTTGGGTTCAGACTTGGTCTTGTCCACCCATTTCGATTTCGAGAGACTCATGTTCGAGCCTTTCTCGCTCAAGCCTTTCGAGGCGAGCGGTTTCTTTCTTACCAAATTCTTTAACCTTTTTAATACGAAGACGTTCGTATCTATTTTGTGGATGCTTGATCATCGGGGGAATAAGCTTGAAATCTAAGATCGAATGTATTTACATTTTGAATGTGTTGTTCCATAGCCTCAGTGAGAGTTCCATAGAAACGCGATGTCTCGGTTAGGATAAATCCTGTTTCGATATCAGGATAACTGTCTGTTATCAACCAAGTGTTCTTTCGTTTTCTGTTTCTCATTCGAATTCCAACTCTTGTGGTTCAGGTAGTTTAATCAACCGTGAATGAACTAAATGCTCTAAAGCTTCTTCAGGAGTGACGTCGTTAATCTCAAGTATTTCTTCTAGAGTATATAGATCTAGTACGGCTTCGTAAGTCATTCGCCTTTATAAGGTACACACAATACTTGACCTACTTCGGTCTTGACTAGAAAGCTCTTTGTCAAAGCGGCGGTTAACATCGTGAAGATAAGACCTGCTCCGAGAAGGAATGCCAGCGTATGTGTTACCAAAGAAGTAACAACGCCAGTCCAAGACTTAATATTAAACATGTGAAACTCCAACCTTTGATTGCTTCTATACG